TAGCATATCTTGCAATTAAAAAATTCCAATCCGAGAAAATGATACTTATATCATCGGATAAAGACTTTAACCAGTTGCTATCAAATAACCTGAGGATATATAATCCCAGAAAAGATGAGATGATAAGGATGGATAATTGCAAAGAATTATTCGGATATCATTCTCATGAAACAGTAGAATATTTAGCAATGGTTGGAGATACTTCCGATGATATATCTGGGTTTCCTGGTATAGGTCCAGTAAAGGCAAGGAAAATACTCGATGAAGGTAGGATTGAGAAATTCATTGCTCAGAGTAAGAACAAAGAATATCTTCAAATATGGAAAAGGAATGAGCAATTGATTGACCTCTTCTGGTTTGTAAGACATAACCCATTAGAGAAATTACCACTTAAGTCAAAAAAGAAGTTTAAGTATGAGAAATTCAAAGAGCTTTGTATCGAATACTCTTTAGCATCCTTCTTGACAAATGAATTTATAAAACCCTTTAAAGAATTACATCATGAGTAAACGTATAATGTTTGTAGGTCCCTCAGGTATAGGGAAAACTACTTTAGCTAAGTATGTAGCTAAGAGAGAAGATCTACCTTTTATTTCTGGTAGTATGTCAGATTTATTACCTGCTACTGAAGGGGTATCACATAATGAAATATTATCCCTCGGTTCGGAGGCAATGTATAAAGCAGATTTTCAACTTCTGAACAAAAGGAATAGGTTATTCAAGGATAGAGAATACTTCGTAACTGATAGGAGTTATGCAGATTTGGCTGCTTATTTTTGGTATAAGCAATCAAGAACTTTACCAGAATGTGAAATGGAACATTTTTTCTGTCAATGTAAGACTTTAATGAAAGATCAATGTGATGTAGCAATCTTCTTACCATTAAATCTAGATACTTATAAGCATTGGTCAATGGAAGATAATGGTAAGAGAATACTTAACAGATTCTTCCAAGTTCAGATATCATCTCTTATGGGGGAATTGCTTGCAAATTGGGAAATACCCACTATTTGTATATCTGAGCTCGATTTAGGTATGAGAACGGAACAAATCAATTACCATTTAGATAGGATATGAGGAAAGAAGTAATAGCAATAGCCTTTTCAGATTTGCATATTAATCTCTGGGCTAAGTTCAATGAGAATAATCACAGGACCCTGAATAGTTTCAGGGTTTTGTCGATTATACAAAAACAATGTAGGAAGTATAATTGCCCAGCTTTATTCTGTGGGGACTTATTTCATAAGCCCGAGAATATGGACCAAGAACTTGATGAGATATGCTATAAAGAATTTAATAAGTACAATGATTATGACCCTCTATGGGTATACGCTATTTCAGGGAATCATGACATCAAGAAGGTAAGTAAAGCTGGTACACCTCCCTATAGCTGGCTTTATAGAGTAGAAAGGTATGGGATTTATATATTAGATTATGGGTCTGCTATCTTATCTTCTAATCATAAGGATATAAAAGTATATGGTGTACCTTATATTGATAATAATGTCGGTCTAAGTGAATATTTAAAGAATATTGAATTAGATAAGAGTCTTAAGAATATACTTTTACTACACACGGATTATCCAGGAGCAAAGGACACCGATGGTAGGGAAATAGATTCTGTAGAGAATCTTAATGTTAACCTTCTCAATAAGTTCGATTTAGTATTATGTGGACATATTCATAAACCTCAAAGACTTTCGAAAAAGGTCTATATGATTGGAGCTCCTAATCATCAAAGAAGAACCGATAGAGATTGCGAATTGGGCTATTGGAAAATATATGAGGACCTATCAATGAAGTTCATCCCTTTAAGGGAATTCCCGAAATTCATTGATGTAGAATCTGAGGAAGATATTAAAGATGATGGCAATTATTATACTGTGATTCCCAAGAAAACTAGTACTCCCGTTAATAACAAACATAAGATTACTAAGCAACTTTCTAAGAAGTCACTAGCAAAGAGGTACTTAAAAGAGAAAGGTATCAATGATAAGGTTAAATCGAACCTATTAATAGAAACACTTAAAAAGGTAGAGTCATGCTAAGTTTTATGAATATGGATGTAGTGGGTTTTTGTTCAATAGAAACCCTGCATCTACAACTAAATCCAACTTGTACCATCCTTATCAAGGCACCAAATGGGAAAGGGAAATCAACTATTCTATCGGCATTAGTATGGGCAATATATGGGAAAAATCTAAAGGGTGTATCTGATGTAAATACCTGGAAGGAAGTAAGACCCAAAGATTACAAGGGGACTATGGTCCAGGTATTCTTCCAAAAAGACACCCATACTTATAAGATTATCCGATGCCAAAAATACGAAGAAGTACTTGAGGATGGGGTAAAGGGCAAAGACCGATTAGTATTCATCAAAGATGGTGATATAATTGACATCAAAGGTAAGGGTAAGATACAAGATGCCATAAACCGAGAAATAGGTTTATCATATACTCTGTTTATGAATTCTATAATGTTTGGTCAGGGTATCAAACGATTAATACAAGAATCTAATTCTGATAAGAAAAAGATATTCGAAGAAGTATTTGATTTAGAATTCTTAAACCTTGCCAAAGGCATTGCATTACAAGATAAAAACAACATAGTGGCCCAGATAAATGAGGTAGAGCATCAATCTCAATTATTAAAGAAAGAACTAGAGGCAAACAGGGAGGCTTACTTCGACTTAAGAGATAGAGAGAAGTCCTTTAAGAAGAAAAACAGAGAAGAAAGGAAATCATTGAAGCAAGATAGAGAGAAGCTAACTGAGTTACTGATACAAAAACAAAAACAGATTAAAGATGAGGTAGATGCTTCTATAAAGATTAAGATTAAAAATCAGAACAAATTAATCTCTGATATCAGGGGTAAATTGAATAATGCTAAGAAGATATCCAATGTATCTCTCAAAGAGGTCATTAAGGAATTAGTAATACAGTTAGAAGGAGGTAACTACAAACGTGCATTACGAGATGCTAAATCAATATATAATGCGTTCTCTGATATTGAAAAATATGAGAAGAAATACTCAAAAGCCCAAGATAGGTTGGAAGAATTAGAGAACGTGGATGAACGATATAAGAAATTGAAATCTGATTGTGATGATATTGCTGATGACCTTGCTTCTATTGACGAAGATTTGGCCAAGCTCAAACAGGAAAAGCTTAAGGTCATGTCTCCCAAGTATAAACAGAAGCTTAAAGGGATTAGGAAAAACTTACGGAAAGTTGATGAGGATTTTCATAACAAAGAATTAGAGTTAGAGAATTATAATTGGTTAATTAATGACCCTCTTGGTAATAATGGGATTAAGGCCTATCTCTTCGATTCATCTCTTGAATTCCTTAATAGAACTCTGGACAAGTATTCAGAGGTACTTGGGTTTAGAATAGAGTTCAATATAGACCTGGGAACTGCAAGAAAAGATTTTGTTACTCTAATAGAAAGGGATGGGATGATTATGGATTATGATGAACTTTCGGGAGGTGAAAAACAATTATGTAATGTAGCAATGGCTTTTGCCATGAATGAATCTCTCACAGCATCTAAAGGTATTAATATTGCATTCCTTGATGAGGTATTCGAATCTTTAAGTTCAGATAACGTAGAAGTAGTTACATCATTGATACGTCACATATTCAAAGAGAAAACTTTATTCTTGATAACCCACTTGGATTCACTTTCTCTCGGTAATACCAAAATCCTGCAAGTGGAAAAGACCCAAGGCCTGAGTAAGTACCAATTACTATAATGGTATATAAAAATACAATACACCATTATATCATGAACTCTAAGAATAAAGGAAATCGATTCGAAAGAAAGATAGGGGCTTGGTTTACGAAATGGACCGGGTACAAATTTGAAAGAAACAGAGCCGGGAGTGGAGCTTGGCATTCAAACAAGGACTCCACTTCTGATTTAACCTGTACTGATGAAAGGCATGCTCATAGATGTAAGATATCTATTGAATGCAAGAATTATAAAGAGATTAAATTTGAACATCTACTCTTAGGTAATAAGGGATGCGATATATTGAAATTTTGGGAACAAGCTTCTAAGGATGCAAAAAGAGCAAATAAAGTTCCCATACTCTGTATGAGATATAATTCAATGCCCTCAGAAGAATTTTTCTTTGTAGTTGGAAAGGGTCTATCTTCCGTATTCTATAAACCCCTATTCGATAAAGCCAATATTATGGTAATTGATGTACCAAAGATAGGTGAGATTCTTTATGTATTCATGGCTAGTGATATACTGAAGAATGTAAACTATAAGTTAGTACATAAACAAGCTAAGTTAATTCTTAAAAATCTGTAACTCATGAAGAAGCATACCCCATACTCATATTGTATATTTTACCTTGAAAGGAAGTACTGTGATAAAATCAATAAAGAACTTAAAGAAAAGGGGTATGACCAAATCAAGGCAATTATTCCTATGGTAAATGTATTAAGAAAAACCACAAAGGGTAAAATGATATTTGAAGAAGTACCAATATTATTCAATTATGGTTTTATGAGAATGCCAACTAAATTAGCATTCTCAAGGCCTTTTCTTAATAAGTTACGTAGGAATATATCTGGTATCAGAACTTGGTTACGTAATACTGAGACAATGCACCCAAGAAAGAAAAAGGTAAGAATTGACAATGCTGAAGACTTTGATGATTTTTCTTTAGTGGCTACTTGTAGTAGAAAAGAAGTAAGGCGATTTAAACGTATTGCTAGAGAGAACAAGAAGTTTTCGGTAGATGATTTAGTCAATGTAAAACCGGGAGATTACTTAGTATTACGAGGTTATCCCTATGAGGGAGTAGATGCTACAGTATTAGAGGTTGACCATCTTTGTAAAAGAGTAAAAGTCCTTATATACCCAGAAATGGGAAGGATGGAAGTATGGTTACCATTTGACAACGTTATCTATAGTGTATATTTAAACCATGACCCAGATAAGCTTTATGCTAATTCTGGTGAATATGACCCCAATCAGATAACCAATGAAGCAATTGATAGTATAATGAGATATAGAAGAATTTAATGTTATGAACGAAGCTCAACAAAAAGCCTGGAGTTGTTTAATTGATAAAGAACAACAGTCATTATTCCTTCAATTATCCGAAAGTAAATCTTCATGGGAAGCTGGTGAAATTTTAAAGTTATCTCATTACAAGTATCTTGAAATCCGAGAACGGTCAGAAAAATTCTTTAGGCTATTCTCGGATTTTTTTGAGAAACACACTTCTATCTTTCGACCAGATTGTCCCTGTGAGAGAAACTTCCAAGATTATATGGAGGGATGTTTAGAGAAAAGATTAAAGAGAAAAGATGCCAGTATATATACTGGGGACTCTACTCAATTACTCCCAAAAGTAAACTCTAAGAATATAGAGAGGAATATGAGGAGGTTAAAAGAGTCTGACGATGAATGGGATATAGATACTCTAAGATTAATTCTTGAATTTGATAGGTGGAATAACTTTAGAATACTACCCAGGATGCTACAACAGCCTTCTGCATTTAAAAGGAGGTCGAATAAAAAGGATAAGATATACATCAAATATCTCCTTAATAGAATACCCGACTGGATGCACACTAAACTTAAAGAGAGGTTTAGATATAAAGTGAAACCAGGTAAAAAGAAATATTGGGTAGCTCTAATATCTGAGGACTTATATACTGATGGTTATCTACTATTACCTGTGAGGCCACTAGAAGAAGTAGTCAGTGAGTTTAGTAGATTTTATATGTATGTATTTGAAACTAAAGATGATGCTGATACTTTTGGTTTCATGGTATCTAAGTTTATGATTAAAACTGGTACAGTAAAGCTCGGGCAAAAATTCTGGCCAGAGTACAGATGCTGTGTGGAAAGAGCAGTAAACTATAATCAAGTGAACAACATAGAATTCAATATAAAGAAATTAGACATGGCATATAATATCCATACACACAGAAAACCGAAGAAACCTAAATCTACTGCCGTAGAACGGGCAAAAACCTCGGATTTTTATAAAAAGAAATAGAAATATAGTATATAATTCAAATATTATATTTATATTTGCATAGTGAATTAATGAATACTTAAAATATTAAATATATGGCAAAAAAGAGTAGAAAAGACCTGAAAGCTCCCTCCAAAGAGAAATCGAATTTCCTTGGTGCATCAGGGAGAAACATGACTTACAAGGATCTAAAGAGAAAGGCTATCATACTTGGTATGCCTTTTCCTGATGCTTGCTCTGCTGGAGTATTTGATCTACTTCATTTTATAAATGTTTCAGAAGAAAAACCAGACAGATCCTTAATAGATAAATATGATGATTGGATGGATAAGCAATTAGAGAATATTGGTTATTCAAAGGATGATCCACTAAGGAATTCTCGATTAAGGCTTGGGTTTCTTGGAGAAGAGGGGGAAAATGGGCAAAGAAGAACAAAACGGGTACCAGGGATAAAGAAACCTCGGGAAAAGAAACCTCCAAGAGAAAGAGATGAATTCAATCTTATCAAGGGTACTAAAAAATCTTATGTATTTGAATTGACTGCAAAGGGTTTTGAACTTGATAGGATTATTCGGAGAATGAAGAAAAAATTCCCTGAGGCAAATGAGAAATCGATTAACCTTTGGTATAGAATGGCAAAAAGGAATATCAATGGTAAAACTAAGGGAGGGAAATAACGAACCGATACGACCCGATAGGTATTATATTTGGACTTGGAGACCAGATACCACCAACAAGTATATAACTGAAAAAAGTCTATATAGGAAACACTTAACTGGTATCCCATATTTCACTAGACATCACGTAAAAGTTACTTTAGTTTATCTTTATGGAGTTGATGTTCTTCAATATATCCATATAATATCTGGAAGGAAACTAATAAGGCATGGTATTAAAGAATTATCCGATATGAACGGTACCCGATATAAATGGGGATATACTAAATTTTGGTACAAGGGTAAATTTGTACAAGCGAAGAAATTCATAATACCAGATGAATATCATATTGATAAACACCGACGAAGAAGATTTATGGTTCAAATGCACCGAGTCTTTAAGTCTAAAGGAAAAAAGGCATTCGATGAAAGATACTCAATTAAACTCTATGGACAACGGCAGGGCATATCTACCGAGCATCTCCACGCTAAGAGATTACAGGTCCGTCTTGCTATCTTACAGGATTTACAACAAGCTTCCTCCAGAGGAAAGACATAGGTTCAATATATTTTCCTTGCAGTACCCTCCATTGGTAAGCTCATTAGCTTTATATTTGAGAAAGAAAATGAATATCCCAATACAGAAGGTACTATTTATCAAAGCACAAAGAGATATGATTGATATATTTGATGAGGCATCCCTTAAATTTATTGGGTATCTGCCAAAAGAAAGGTTTACCAAGAAGTCTCTTTTATTTCAAGGGTTTATATCATTAGAGAGTATTAAACTTAGAAGTTCTTATGCTTATATAATGACCAACAGGTTGATAGAAAATAAGATATGGGTATACCCAATTCGATTATCAGATAACTATAAAACAATGAAAAAGGGAAAATATCTATCCTATACCGAAGTATTTGGAAAGGTTGGTATTCCTGGAATAACCAAAATTAGATATAGCAATGAACGATAAACTATCAAAGGTGGGTTTAGTAACCCATGGACCTATTAATCCTTTCATAGGTAAGATATTTAAAAAGGTAACTTATGATAAATACCATAAGGAGATTAAATCCGAAGTGGTAACTATAGAATCTCAAATAGAATTGAAAACAACTCTAGATGAGATTAAACAATTTAACAGTGATAACGAAAATCCCGGAAACGGTAATTATCAGAAACTTATAACAGAGTGATATATTTATTAATTTATTAACCAACTTAAACATTACGAAAATGGCTAAGAAGAAAAAAGAAGTGGAACTGAAAGAAGTTTCCAGAACAGAAATCAATGGTGCAATCATCATTAAGTATGAAGATGGCTCAGTAAAAATCATCCCGGCTCCCATTACCCTGACCGCTGAAGAAGCTGAAGACCTCTTTGGTTCTGAATCCGAGGAAGAGGAAGAAGAGGAAGAGGAAGAAGAAGAGGAAGAAGAAGAAGAGGAAGAAGAAGAAGAGGAAGAGGAAGAAGAGGAAGAAGAGGAAGAAGAAGAAGAAGAAGAGGAAGAGGAAGAGGAAGAGGAAGAGGAACTGACCGGTGAGGAACTTGCCGAAATGGACTTCGAAGAACTCGAAGATGTCTGCGATGACAAAGACCTCGAAACTGATCCAGATGATTATGAAGAGGACGACATCGAAAAGCTCCGTAAAGCAATTGCTAAGGAACTTGGTCTCAAACTTCCGGCAAAGAAAGAAGCCAAGGGAAAGGGCAAAAAAGGAAAAAAGTAAGAGACTATGAGGGAAGGAAATATTACTGGGAAGGAGACGACCCAAGGGATGACCTTCCCTTTTAAAAACTATTTAGTAACATAACATTAAAAATTAAAAGAAATGGCAACAAAGAAAGCTGACACCAAGAAAAAAGGTGACGAAAAGAAAGACGCTGAAAAGGAAGCAAAACGTAAAGCTCGTCAAGAGGCTCTGAAAAACAGACCTGCTGAACAACGTCCTAACAGTAAGCAAATTGACATTATTGCAATCAACGAAAAATCCAAGGTAATGAACTTTGGTTATGCCGTAAAGAACAAGGAGGGCTATCAGGGAGTAGTAGTTACTTCAGTTTTGGTTACTGAGGGTAAACCGGTATCTACTTCGGTTGCTTTCGTTCCGGGCAATCTTACTGTAAAATCAAAGAAGGGACATGGAGTTATTTGTTCTCCGAAAAACAAGAAGGACAAAAACGAAGAGTCCGAAACAGAAGATTAATTTTTGGCACATTCTAAAAAATCTATCTGCTAAATCAAGTTTAATCTCATAATAAAGAAAAGGTAAACAACCCTACACACTTAGGACGTTGTTCATCGTAAAGCTCATTGCCTGTGAGGGTAGTGGGCTTTAATTTTATTACCCATGAATAAAGAGAAATTAGCAATTCGAAAGAATATTCGAATACTTGCATTAGATAATTTAATAAATACTTATACTGATGCACTAGACGATAAAGAATTAAACCTGGGATCAGATGAAAGGGAACTTGCAATCAATATCATAAACGAGGCAAAGGAAATGCTATCAGAGGAAACCCAGGAGGTATCTAACTCAATAATACAAAGACCCCAATGGAAAAAGACTTAAGATTATTAGTGGGAAACATTAATCAAATTCTCAAGGAATTAGATTATGTTTCGTACCTTAAAAAGGTAGCTCTTAGTAAAGGTAAGAAAGGCGAATACCAATCTCATAGGCTTAAGAGTAATTATCTAAAAAGAAAGCTTATATCTCTTAAAGGAGCCTTGAATAAAAAACTTCATGGGACTTATATTGTTGCCCAATTTAATTTCATAAGAGGTGAACAAAAAGAAACTTTTGAACAAACTTTTACGGACTTATCCCAGAAAGAGGTAGAAGATATACTTCAACTCGAGGCAGTTTTAAAACAATGTAGTTTAGAAATCCTAGAAATTAAAGAAATCCCAACCCAAATTAGGAAGGTATAACTATGGTATTATGTAAATCGGAAATTCATTATTCACCAAATATAAAGAAAATGGCTAAGAAAGACAAGAAGAGCAAACCGGAATCTAAGACTCCGGAACTCACAAAAGCAAAGAAAGCTTTAGATGCTTACCTTAAAGAGAACAAGTTGGACCCGACTAAGGATTGGGCCAAGGACAAGAAACATGGTAAGAAGGTTACAGAACTTGTAAATAAGCTCAATAAAGAACGGGACAAGGTAGCTGCTGCTTACCCGGAAGCTGACAAGGAGAATACCAAGAAATTGGTAAAACTCAGTAAAGAAAAAGGCAAGAAAGAGGAATCTGAAACCAAAGAGAAGAAGGAAAAGAAATCTGCCGGTAAAACTGCTACTAAATACGATTACCCTCTTATTGAGGGTAGAGAAATGACTTCTGCCGAAAAGAAGAAATATCGTATGGAGCAAAGAAAGCTTGCCTCAGGTAAGGCTCCCAAGGAACCGAAGGAAACCAAAGAGAAAAAGGAGAAGAAGGTAAAAGAAAAACCAGCTTCGGAAAAGAAAGAAAAGAAGGCCAAAGATAAAAAGAAGAAAAAGGCCGTAAAAGAAGAGGATTAATCCCTTTTATATAAGTATTCGTTAATAATGAAAAAGGCCTGGCAATATTATTTTGTTCAGGCCTTTTTATTTACTCACAATTAGGTATATGGAACAAGAAGTATATAAACCAAAACTAAGAGTCACTACACTATCAGAGAATGGCACTCCCTTATCTGATAGGCTAGTAGATGCTTATACCGAGATGAACTCGGGTCCAAAGGTACAGCATAAGGGTCCCGTAAGAGTAGAAGTAACTCTCACAAATAAACAAGATATAGATAACTTTAAAGAATACTTAGATAGGCTAACTGGAGTATTACCCGCTAAGGCACCAACTGCTGGTAGAGGAAGACCTGCAGGGACTACAATTAAAAATCTTGAATCACCAAGGGAGGATATTCTTGCAGATGTAGAGAAAATGGTTGAAGAAGGTAAAAGCCAACAGGAGATTATTAAATACCTAAGAGAATTAGGGTTTATATTTATCCTTACAGAGGACTTTCTTTATCACTTTCCCGGATTTGAATTCGATAAAAAGGATGTTGGAGAAGCAACCGATAATAAGCAATATCCAAATTCATTCTCCTGGATGGCAAGATGTATCAAACGGGCCAAAGACCCCAAAGCAGATAAATTCGATCCAATGGTTATCTTCGGGTTTAGCATCCTTGGTGGACCATCGAAGAAAATTGTTCCGTATCTTTATAAAGAAAGGAAGAAACCATTAAGGGCTCAAGTTGGTAAGAATGTCATCTCTTTCTCTCAGGCAGAATTCACTAAACTTCCTAAATATATGAGAGAAGACGAACGTATTAAGTTTTCTACAGAACAAAGGCAATTACTTCTCAACCCAGAAAAGAAGCCTTCCAAATTCTTTATGAGATGGGTAGATGATGCGGTATTCCCAGATTCTATCAAGGAAAATATAGAGGAAATCAAGAGCCGCTAACACTTACCTCCGTATTTATAAAAAGAATATATTATATAAAATAATTTTAGTATATTTGCATAAAGAAAAATTTAACTATGGACAAAGAAACAAAAGACATTGTAAAGCTCATTGCTGGTATTCAAATCGAATCTCTCAACTCAATCAAGGAGGATGTCAAAAAGGGCAATGTTATTGCCCAAGACCTAATCAAAAAATTCCTTCAGATTGAAGATGACGAGATTATACGGGCATTAGATGAACATCTTGAATTATACGTAGAGATTGAGAATACTCCTCAGTTGATTAATATGTTAAGTGAATACCAAATGCTGGTATGCTCCCATATATTATTCAGGATGGAGGATGAATGGGTACATAACAATTCTCAAGGAGTACTTGGTACTTGGGCAATATTCCAAAAGGCCAATCTCAAATTTCACCCAGAACTAACACTTTTAAAATTTTAAATATATAGACATGGAAAAGAACGAATACTTAGAATCAGTAGAAATGAACACGGGAGTTGAAATGATTCCTTGCGAATCCTCTAATATTGAGGGATATGGGTATGACTCAAAGAAACAACAACTTTGGGTTGCTTTTAAGGGAAATAGGATATATCGATATGATAAGGTACCTTACGAGGTTTGCAATGAATTACACCAAGCAGAATCAAAAGGTAAATACTTGGCAAAGAATATCAAAGATAAGTTTAAAACTACTGGGTATGAACTCCGGAACTAAAATAACTAAGGGTTTATTAATTGCCATAGGAGCAATGCTACTTTACTTAGGGAGTAAGAATAATGCCCCCATAGAGGAAGTGAGCATTGCTCCTTCTCGTTTAGAAAGTCCCTTGACCAGGTTACATTATCTTTCAGATAGCCTGGGAATTAAACCAAGGGAAGAGAAAAAGAAGCAATGGTATAAATATAGGGTAGAAATAGAAACGATTCCAGAAAATCAAATCTATAAGATTGAGAAATCTGGATACCAGCAATATGAAGTTTCTAGATTGGGTGAAACTTATTCTTATGTAACCTACGAATTTATCTCAGACAAGGTAATGACTACTCAAGAAGCTTATGACTTCGTAAATAAACATCCTGAAAGATGTACAAGGGTACCCAATACATCACAAGATAACCTCTACGATAAATATAATGAGGATTACGAAGATTACTTAAATGACCCAGAGGACGAAATTAACTATCCTCCAGAAATCTTCGACTTCCTAGCCGATTAACCTGGGCAAATAGAAAAATAATATAGAAATATTTTTGTATTAAATATATTATTCTTATATTTGCATAGAGAAAAGAAATAAACTTTATTTTATTAACAATTTTAATATAGACGTTATGAAAAAGAATGAAACCAAGGTTACTAACCTCGTTGCAACTAAGGTTGCTGAACAACTTGAAGGAATTAAAAATTCTAAGACTACTAAGGCTTCTGCTCCTAAGGCCAAAAAGACTAAAAAGGAATTGGTAAAAGATGCTCAAGAAGCTGCCACTAAGTTTGCCAATGCTAAATTGGTAGAACTCTCTCCAAAAACCAAAACTTCCAAAAAAGAACAGGTTGTCAAGGAAGTAAAGGAACAACAAAAACCCTCTATCATCGAACAGGTAATCTCCAATCGAGAAGTTAAATACGTATATCCGGAGGATGTAGTTGATACTCTTGCTCGGAAGAAATGGAGACAACAAACCAGAAACGAACTTCATCGATTGGAACTTGCAATGGCTCGTATCAAGGACACCAATTCCAAAGAATTTAAGGCTGCTGCTAAAGCCTATGAGGACTTTAAGAAAAAGGTTCTCAAACCAGAACAAGTTGCATAACCCTTTATTAACCCAGTGCCCGGAATAAATTACCCGGGCACTCTAATTCATACAAAATGGATTACACTATCTTCTCTGATAAGGAGATGCTAAAACAGGATAAAGAGTTAGTCGAATTACATAAACGATGTTGTAAATCTTGGCTAATTCAGCATTCACTTAAGCATTCTAAAATTAAGAAATTCTTTATAGTTTACGATTGGTATATCAATCCCAATAACGTAAGGAATTTCTTTTTCAGGCCTATACACATCTTTATTCAAGCATTGCTTTTAGGTCAACTCGATAATATATCCGATTACATTAACAATAACAAAAATGGAAAACGCAAAAAGAAACGAACCAGAAAAGTATAATGTGCTTTACCTCAAAGGTAAGTATCAGTACAAATCAAAATATCCTCAGATTGATGCTAAACACAAAATTGTTTATGCAGGTCCAGTAGAACCTATGGCACCTATTTGGGATAATCTATCTGACATACTTCGGAAGTCAGAAAGAATTTGTACTGAATCTCGTAGAGAATTAAAGAAGTTAGAGGAACGTTCACAGAACCAATTCTACTTCAAGAAAAATGGTATCACTCACATAATCATATACAGATGTTTGGGACAATAGTAAAAGACCTATATATAGGTAAATCGAAACTGATAATCAAGTGTAATCAAAGAGAATTACCACAAACCACCTTAGTAATGGATGTATTACAACCTACAGGTTTTACTGGTAATATGCCAGATTATGGTACCTATGGTAATTTACTCACTACTGGTGAATTTGAAATAACCCCTATGATGCCTAAGCATAGGCTTTATGTTACGGGCATACCGAAAGGGGCAATCCTTGATAATTTTCGGATTAGAAGGGTTTATTGGTCCTCATACTATGAGGATGATATAAGGGGATATTTATTTCAGATAACAGATGAATATCCTAAGTTAATAATCACAAAGTAAAGTTATATGGAAGCAATAGATTATGTCAAACTATTTAAACTCGACCAAGAGAACTATGATTTTAAAAGGGAAGAGTTTATATCTGAATTAGGTAAAGATTTTCTAGATTATTGCCAAAACACCACTATAGGTATAAATCCAAAGTACGGATATATCTATTATTATCGGTTTAAGGAAATAATAAAGAATTTCGAAACTAAATTCTGGGCAATTTCGAAACTTAAGGTAGGGGAACCATTTACTCAGAAATTATGGAATGCCTTTTTCGCTACGCAGGTAGTACCTCTGAGGAAAAAATTATTCCCTAAGGTACAAAAATTAATCGAAGAACAAAAGGGGATTATCCAAAATGACCCAAGGCCTAATAACCCTTACCGTAGTAAACAAGACAAAAAACCCTCGAATCCTAAAAAGGTAAAATATGGCAAAGGAAATCCTAGACCTTCATGGCAATAAATTTAAGGTAAGGGATTATAAACTTTGCCTTAAAATCCCAACAACGGGGAAAGGTAATTTGATATTCACCAGGGACTTAATCTCTGGTGAACCTTTTAATTTATCAGTGAATAAGAAAAAGTATAGGGGATATTTCTATAACCTATCTTTGAATTTGTATGTAAGATATGATTTAGAGTATAGAGGTTATGATGAAAGTTCCGATATCCGAAAATCTCATTTGTATGTCAGAAAAAGAAAGTAAGATAGTAAGGTTCCCAAGACCCATGGGAACTACAGCTATGGCATTAGAATATCAAAAGAATCCTGATGATAGTCTTTTGATGAAGATACATAATTACATTATCAATCAATGGCTGATGGGTAATGGTGTATTATGTGGTATTACCTATGATATTAATACCTTCTCATATCGTATGGGCATAGATATTAATTACATACGTGTATTTATGAGGGATAGGCTATTAAGCTCTAGAATATGGGATAAAGATAAGGCAGAAGATTTATTGCAAGCTTTAATGGGAGAACAACTAGCATGGGCCTTGGAAGATCGTATGGAGATAGCCCATCAGGTTAACATCTTGAGAGAGTCTCAGGGTGGAAAATATGTACCTTTCATATCTTCTGAATTAGGAAAAGCACTTAAATTAAAACTTGAATCTTCTACTTCACTTCAATCAATTGTACGTAATCTTACTGGAGGGAGCACTACTAATATATTTGCTCAATTTAATCAACAGAACAATGTGACTCAGCAAAATGCTATCACAGTTGAAGAAGCCCGTCAAATTGTATTGGAATCCCAAAGGGTAATGGATAAAACCGAAGAAGCTAAACTGTTAGAGTCAAGATATGACCTCAGTAGTTTACCAGAAGTTGTTGCTACTAAACAAGAGGGAGTAGATACCAGTAAGGAGGGGCTTAACTTGAATAAAGCCGAGCTAATGCAAATCACGGATGACTATAAGGGAGCAATGGCTTCATTTTCAAAGGAACATCATGAATTGAGAAGAGAAATAGAGATGAATATAGACCCAGATGAAGAAGACCCAGAGTTATATCAATATGAAGACTTCGGGGAAGAAGAAAAAGAAGATGGCTCATTTGCATCTCAATTCCTCCGAAATAGTAAGCTCCCATAGTTATATCAGGATATTGCATATTTAAAAAGAAAGAATTATATTTGCATATCAATTTTAAAATAGACAAAAATATGAAAAACCTTGAACAACTAATGGCATCTTTCCTTTGTAGGAAAGATTTTCTAGACCCAGAGGGAACTAAATCTGGAGGAGTTCCTCATATTCAATTATCTGAATCTATTAAAATAAGGATGTTTGATGACCTTTATCAATTGGATGCTTTTTATTTAGCTGCTAATAATCGGGTACACTTACTTATGACTAATCCTCAAGGAGAAGTAGAAAAGGTTACATTTACTACTTTTATGAATATTTTTCCTAATACAAAGGAAAGTCCAGAAGAATACATATATGAAGCTTTAAGTCAAATAATCTTGAGGAAAATGGGAATACAGAAAGACTACAAGAAAACTAAGGTTAATAAGATTAATCAAGGTACTTACTTTAAATTAAAACCCACCGATACTGCACCAGTATGGGTAAGAGACCATTTCGATAGAGCTACTCAAACTTATGCCTGTCATAAATATGAAGACTCAAATCATGAGACATTCTTAAAGGGAAATCGAGACATATACATTAACTTTACATTTTAATCACATGAGCTTATTTAAACGAAAAAGATGTTGCCAGGAACTCATTGCTATTAAGGATGGTAACTTGGTATTCAATTTAAACAATCGGCATATTAATACAGTTTATCATACTCTACTAGCAATGATGAGGAGATCTGGAATATTCGATGAAAACTTATATTTTGGCCTATATAAGGAATACCAAAAACATTACGTTGTATATGATGTAGTACCTTCCCTACTACAATATAAGGTACCACTAATATTCTCGAGTAGATTTCCTGGAATCATCTTTGATAACCAGTTTACATTTGAAGAATTAGTACCTAATGCTTTAGTATATCACCAATTGCCAGATAAGTTCAAGTTACCCGAAAACTTAGAGAAAATCCTTTTGGAAGTAAGAAAAAGGGTATCTACTTATATAGACACCGAGGGTATATCGGATAATGGCTACAGGGACTTAATTCGAATGAACTTCGTAAAACAGTGGGAAGTATTCAAAAAAGATCCTTCACTTATAGATTGCTATATGGATGCTCAATTGGGCATGCTATATATGTGGGCTAGAGTAGAAAATAAAACAATCGTAAAGAATATAATCGAAAGAACTCAAGATGAACTAGCTCAAGAGTTCTTATCTAAATATCAACAAAATGGAGAATAAAGAGAAATTTGCTTTCCGAAAGGTTAAAATGTCGGAAGGTGTAGAGGTAGAATTTATTAAATTACTTACCTCAGTAGAGACTAAAAATGATGAGGATGTAATTAAAGCTTTTAAAGTTCAATTATCCTCTGGAGTATTAACTTGCCATGCAGAAATGTTATCTAGAACACCAAGCCAGATAATATTTCAAACATCCCAGTTCAGTAAACCCTATAACTTTTATAAAAACTGGGAACTATGGGTATTCTCTAATATCCTGGGTGTATGGACTTTAAATAGGTTTAGGATATGATTACAATGAAAAACCTCCAAGTAGAGGATATAAAAGATGAATGGTTATATAATGCCTTAACACAGGGCATCAAGGAATGTATAACTGCTCCAGTCCTAACTTTGGACCCAACAAAACCAGAACCCATTAAGAGGGCAGAGATGATACTGGACAATTTCTCTCAGGAAGATTCTCCAGTAGTAGCTACAGTGATTGCTCCAGGCAATTTCATACAGATGATATTACCGAAACATGAGATACTTCTATCGGTAATGTTTATCTATAAAGAGAGAAATACCTATGTACAACTCATAATACAAAAACTTGCTTATGAACGAGAAAAGATTACCACCAAGACTAATGGTTCTGTTAGTAGTACTGAAGGGTGAAAAGGTATATAAAATACCTCTCGGATCAGGAATAAAATTGGACCATCTAAAAGATTTCAATACACTAAGAAGAATCCTTACTCCTTTAGTACAACTATATCATGGAGTAGGTTTTGATACTAGACTTACTTATGATGAGTTTAGTATCTTCTTTAATGACTTACAACATTTGGGGTATGAACTGCTTAATGAATATCACTTGGGTATACAAGAATTAGTAGAAGCAAAACCTATCACTGAAAATGACCAGGATATTAGGGAAATACGAAATGGGTTACTTACCTTTCTTAAATCTCAGGAGTTATCAGAGGTATTAGCTACTAAACTAAAGCAAGCCATACATGAAGTATTTGAAAACGAAAAGAAGAAAGGTGGACTAATGTACAAGGAACCCTCTTTAGAACCTATGGAGAATTCAATAATAAAAGAGGCTTTATACTTGCTAACTCCCCAATTACCTTAATAATTGAAAGGCAGCCTAATCCACTGCCTTTCATAGCGTGTACATATCCTCAGCCTCCCTAAAAATAAATTAGATATATTTTTCTATAAAAATAAAAATGCTTATATTTGCATATCAATTTTAAAATAGACAAAAATATGAAAACGAACTCAGTAACTTACAATCAAGACGAACAATTAACTAAGGTAGTTCGCAATTTCTTAGACAAGAAATCTACATTTGAACTTGACTCTGATGAACAGGGTAGTCTTCTTAATTTCCTAATGGGACTCTTAATCAAACTAGAGGATGATTACAAACTCAATTGCTTGGATATTAATCAGGTACAAATCTATGATACTACCTATTATTCTTTCATTTTCGAATCAATAATAACTGCCGATACTAATCCCTATAAGGGGCAATTAGCATCTGCTGCAGTTCAATTCATGAATGAATTTACCGATAACGATGGGAGGTTCATATCATTCAATCAACTCGATAGAAACAACTGGATTTTCCAACTTAATTTCTCAATCGCATGACAAAGTATAACGTTAGTCCATTAGTTGCTCGGGAGATAGAATTCTCCACGGGCACTATCTTTGGTGGTAGCTGGTGCAGATACTTTATATCAATCACCTTACACCAATGCTATATAGAAGCAACATGGAAAACCCGTCCCAAAAGTAATTTAGACGGGCATAAAGAAACTTTTAACTCTTTACAGAAGTATCTAGATTGGTTTGCTAATCTTAAGAAAACTTACGGAAGGAGAATCTCTCGTAAACGAATGGTATATGCTGCATACGATGAAACAATGCGTACATTTAGTTACAAACCCTATGAGAATTGGGCTACTAGACGTTCAAAGGAGAAACTAAATAAGCCAAATAATGAACCGTTATTGGCCGATGAGTTATACTAATCCCCCAATCAGTTAATATACCTCAGGGAGTTCAGAAACACTAACATCTGGGCTCCCTTAATTATTGCATATTTAAAATATTATTTCTATATTTGCATAAGAGAAAAATAAATATAATTATTAACCGACCTTGAACGGGGTCACAAAACTTATTTCTTATGACAACTATTAACGAAATCTCAAATCACATTATGGGTTACTTTGATGGAACTCTTGATGCTTTTGGTTACACTGCTCAATCAGTTAACGAAATCTCAAATCCGGATGAATCATACATGGGAACTCTCAATCTCCAATTCCGGGAGTATCCTATAGACGATGACGAAAAGGTAGAAACCTACTGCAGAGAATCCGATGCTTTTGAACAATACGTGATAGAATTCATTAATTCTCATTGGGATGAACATCACCCATTAAAAGAACTTAACCCTAATCATCATTACATGTCAAACTCATATGGAGATACTATCCAGGTACATTTCAATGATGAATCCCTTTTCATTATCATTACTATGACAGGGCAATATTAACAAAACCCTCTGGGAGGCACTCAAAACACCTCCCAGAACCTCTTTATTTATAAAAATAAAAGTAATTATAGAAACAAGTTTAGAAATAATTTTGTATATTTGCATAAGAAATCAAATTACTAACATTTTTAATATAGACATTATGAAAGAATTAAAAAATTTAGATGCCATCCGAGAACTGCTTGCTTCTCATCCTTTTTACACTTATGATTACACCGATGGTATTCACATTAACGAGGATAACTCTAATTCAATCTATTCAATCGACTTAGACAATGATCCTCTTGCTGCCTATATCTCTGGGTATATCATCACTTATACTTCAGAGGAAGCTCTTTTCGAAAATCTAAAGGAAAACATTACTTCCCACATGGATTTAACAAAAGGTGCCGACGACCAATACTATGATTATTCTCCATCACAGGTAGAAGCTATCATATTTGGTATTCCTCAATTAACTCCAGAACATCAGGATTACATAATTACTGGACTCAAAAAACATCTCCGGGAATTCATCCAGGACGAGGAACAAGATGAGGACATGATATCCCAATACACCAACATTTATAATGCTATCGAAAAATGGGAATCAGACAAAAGAGAAACCCAACTCTTTGATTCCCTGGCTGCATCAGAACTCATTAGACAACTTAATAAATAATCACTATGGTAAACTTATATAAACTCTTAAACGTATTGGAACAGGGCATGTCCTTGTTCCAACTCAATAAATGGAAAACCGAAGGCATCTGGTATCCTATTACTCAATACAAAAAGGAATCAGACGAAATTCAGGTAGTAACCAATTTATTTATCCCGGAACAAAAGGAATATCACATTCAACTTTCTGGAAATTATCCCGAAGAATCAGAAGCCTGGGACAAGTTTCTAGAGGAAAACCAATGGAAAATCTACCCATTACTTGCAAACATAATGCAAGTCTTCTTGCCCACAGGGAACTATCAATTATTCTATACTCAATATCCACAAGGATTCATATCCATAATCGCTAAGCCCCATGATAAGTAAAGAACTCAAATCACAATTAAGTATTCTCAAGGAAACTAACCCAGAATATATTCAAACCCTAAAGGATGCCATTACGGCATCCTATAAGGCAGAACTTCAGGCAATCAAACCCAGTTCTACCGAAGAAGAGGAACAACTCAATATCGAACTCAAGGACATAGTATTAAAAATACTATTTGGGCCTTTCTATAACTATTTCGTATCAGAATACGTAGTATCAGATACTATATGGGAAGAACAGGATAAACTAATCGAGGACTTATATTATTACTTCAAATCATGACACCATATATTCAACAACAACTTAAAAAGCTATGCGATAATCCAAATTGGTATGACAATATGCTCATCTCATGGGATAAAAACCCAAGAAATCAAAGGGAAGCTATCTATAACTACCTTTCTCATGTACAACTAAATGGGTTACTAGAAAACACTCAGATAGTTTTTACATTCATAGATGGCGACATGAAACCAGCTTTCTATTTCGAAATTCCCAGAGATACCAATCGATATCTTATATTGGGAATCCTCGATGAAGCAGGTTATTCTCATTGCTGCCTATTAGTCCAACCAAAACAAATGTTTAACCCTCAACTCAATTAACATCATGGAACCAATCGTAACAATAAACAACTACCCAATCGGATGGGAATGGCTAGACAACGTACCTTTAGAGGACTTTAACTGGCTCATAGAGATATTTGCTACAATGACCGATAATACAGATACCTATGACTTTGTATTTTATGAAGATTCAGAAACCTTACCAGGACATCTGAAGAGGATATGCTCAGTAGACAAGATATACTTAGCCAACTTCCTAAATGAAGACCAGGGCTACGAATCAGGTATATCCATGTACGGTCACTACATAGCATGCAAATGCCTTGACATATCCTCAGAAGAGGAATATATGAATCAATTAACCGATATAAGAATCCTAACTAACGAACTAGAGCCATGCTAACATCAGGTAAATTCTTAGTATCATTCGAAGTCCCGGGACCATTACCTGGGACTACTGAAGGCTTCTGCGAAGAAATGAACGTAGTGTACAGAACTGAGGAACTTAATACCTACCTCCGCTACCCCAAACAACAAATAAACCCATGGCATAAACACAGTACCTATATAAGGCTAAAGCTAAGAGATATACTACAAATACCCCTAACAGATATAACCATAATCGATATAATATCACTACCATGAACATCCTCTATCACATAATCCGAATAATCCTATCCGTAGGAACTATCCTCATCCTAATACGAAATGAGGATATCTACCAAGCCCACAAGCATACCCACCCAACAAACAAAATAAGATATATCATCTCACAATCACTAACCCTAATAATATACACCATAGCCCTGATAACATTATCCCACATATCAAGGTACCTGGAATAAATACCGGGTACCTCCCACACCACCCAACACAAAAAATAAAACAAAATCATACTAACGCTAACTATGTTACATAATACCTAATTAAGGTACATAATATAATACCTATCCCATCTATAACCAATATACCCTCTACTAATATAATAATACTCTAATACATATATCAAGGTACCTCACCGGGGGTATTTGCCTTTGGTGAACCAGGTATGGGTACCTACCCACTACTATACAACTACACTATAGCCACTATACTATATAGCTCTCTAGCTCTACTACCCCACACTTTAAAGGCAATCACAAAAAGGCTAAAAAGGTACACAAAATCCGACCATTAGGGGCCCCTAATTTGCCTTATCCGAATTACCTTACCAAGCACTATTATATAATACATACTAATTAAAAATTCAAGGTAATACGAAACACAGAACCCACAAAGATTTCCCATCTTACCGATTCTATTCAGATGGTAGGATAATGAACAAAACAACCAACCATTTCATCAAGGTAAAGAGACATATGAAACTGATTGATGCTAAAGGTAAACGTAGAAGCATTACCGTTCAGAAATACTTTGCTCAGTTATTTCCTAACTTATATGCTTGGGAAGATCTAAGAGGTAAACCTAAACCTACCTATACCCCTATTAAGGTTAGTGATAGGAAACGTAGGAAATATAATCCTAAGTTCATTAAGGCTCTTCAGCAAGAGGCAAATTATAAAACTTGGGATGAATTATGTAAGGCCTATAATATACCGATGGGTAGTATAGGTTATTTATTAAAGAAAGGTAAGGATAACCCCAATGGTCAGGTAATAATTAATATTGAAAAGGTAATTATAAGGGGATAGGTAATAATGTCCTAGAGCTTTATGCAGTAATTTGCTTATAATTTATATTAGCATTATTTGTAAAGCTCTAGGACAATTTTGTGATTAGGCAATCTCCATTAATGGCCCCTGGGGATTTTAGAGGGATAAAGGCAATCTAACCTTCAAGGCTCTTAGGTACCTCATAAGGCAATTAGGGTTATTGCATATATAATATATTATTCTTATATTTGCATTGTAATAATAACATTTTAAATAATAAACGTATGAAATTAGATGAATTACAAACCCGATTAACCCATCTCCTTACGGCCCTCTCCAATGAGGATTCTAGAATCATTCAAGGCTTTACTAAGGCTTTTATCGAAGATTTTACCCCAAATCAAACCTGGGTAATTTCTCTTACCGAAATCGAAGGCTATGATAAACCTCAAATAGAATACACTACCTGGGACGAAGAGAAGGATGGTCCTATACCAGGTATCAAACTTTTCAAGCATCTCAATATATTCCTTGAACGAGAATATTGCGAATACTAATCTTATAATACTTATTACAATGGAAACTAATTTCGAATACCTAATTCAAATCCTCAGGGATCCCTCATTAGACACTTGGACTCTAGAGGAACAACAGGAAATCAATAACTTAGATTTATCCCAGGGCTTACATACTTTCTTATATGATGCCTATACTGGTATAATAACCTACCAACCCAATAAGCTAAAACAGGTCTCATCGGATATTATATACCAATCAGACCATATAATAATCCTAGACTCAGACAGTACTATTTGCCTAGACTAATTTACCTAACCCAGGGCCTAACTAAGGTACCTGGGTTTTTACTTACGCTAACTTAGTAAGCCCTTATAGGCTAATCTATGAAACCCCTTTCCCCATAGGCTTACCATAGTCCATATATGGCCTTATAGAATTAGGACCAAGAGGTTTTATAGAGGGATATATCCCAAGAGCCTTAATTCTTTATCACCTTAGTCCATTAATGGCCTTATCAATATACAAGTATATAACACACTTCCTAGAGGACAGGCATAGGCCATATAGGAATATCCTTATACATATCATATATGCCCACTACAAGGCGTGCGAAGATTCTCCTTGTGAACCCCCAAAATTAAGTGCAAAAATTAAGTCCTTTTTAGGGTGCAATAAATTTTTGAATTTATAGATTTTTCACAAAAATAATTTTGAAAATAAAAATATTCATTTTCTCAAAAAATTTTCTTGAAAATGTTTGTAGATTAAAATAAAGTCCGTATCTTTGCAATGTGAGAAAAACAAAAAGATATTTGAAAGATTTTATTTAAAACTTTTTAAGAAAATAATTTTCTAAAAATTTTGTAGATTAAAAAATAGTTCTTATATTTGCAATACAGAAACGAAATAAATAATACCTTATTAAGATAGTTTAAAAAGTCTTGAAAGTCTATTTGAAAAGGTAATAAAAATAATAAATAATAAAACTTTCAAGCAATTTAATTATGAAAAATCAAATTAACAAAGTGAATGTAGAAAAAGCAAGTGCAAACAGTAAAGCAAATAGTTTAATTGCTTTAGACGTTTTAAAATTAGTCAAAGAAAAAAATCAAGGACTTTTTAAAACGGCTTTAGGAACAAAAACAGAGATTTATAAAAAAGAACTTTTTGAGGGTGCAAACGAAAAGCAAATCAAATCTTTGCGAAAAAAGTTCAGAAACGTTACTTTCAATTTTCTTTCAACGATTGCAACAAATGCAGATAAAAAACTAATTGACGGCTTTATAGATTTTTATAAGCAAGTCTATGTTATAAATGATTTTTCTTTTTCTTCTATTGCAAGTGAAAATACAAAGGAAGAAAAGAAAGAGATATTAATAAAAGGGCTTGATATTGTAAAAAAATCAATCAAATAAAGTATTAATCAGATAGGGAATAAAATTTTATTCCCTATCATAAAAATAAAATTATTATGTTATTATTTGGTTTGTTTATTATTTTATTAGTAGTTTTTGTTAGTGCTTTATTTGTAGTTTATATTCTTTTAAAATCAAATCATAGAATAATATCTACTATTATTGACGTGCAAACTTTTCAATTAATTAATATAGAGCAATTTCTATTACTTGAACAAATAAGCATAGAATATTTAAATGAAATTGAATATACAATTTATAAAAAATTTTCTTTTAAAACTTTTTTATTATACTTATGTTATTGTTTAAACGAACAATTTGAAGAAAATTTAAACAATCATTTAATAAGTAATTAAGAAAGCGCAAAGGGACAAAATAAAATTTTGTCCCTTACTTTTTATTTTCAAATGTTAAATTTAAGGGAACCGTACTCCCCTTTTAGTACCACACAAAAATCACTCCTCGTATTAAGGGCATACCTAGATATCCCACAACCACACATGCTCACATAACACACAAAGAAGCCAGAGACCTAACATCCCTGGCAACTAATTAAAGTATAGCACGAATTAAATCCTTAGTCCTATCTTTCCCAAGAACTCCTCGAACCTTACCACCTTTCTTCTCATAAAAGAAAACATAATACTGTTGAAGATTCCTTAACCACCATCTCTTAACTTCACCATACCCATCAAAGTACCTTTCTATACAATTCATATCCAATTGGGTAATCCATATCTGATACCAAATCCGATTATCCTCTTGGCATTTAAGAATCCTCTTTTCATTATCATCCCTAATTGTTTCAACCTTCACCATCTTAATAATCCTCCCTCACTGATTTTAACCTACTGGTAATATCTATTCTCCCAGTAACCTTTAACACCCTACTATTTTTTCTCTTTAGGTATAAATATCTTAAATAATCTTCTGCCCTTTCAATCGCCTTATCCTTATCAAGGAAGGTTTCTATATTACTCGAATACTTATCTCTAAGTGTAAGCCAAAACACCAATCCCAGGAAGGAATACCTAATCTTAATGAAGTACCTTCCTCTGCTTGTATGGTAGTAAATCTGATACTGATACTTTCTCATAATTCTTTATATTGATTATATAATATCATAGACTTCGGATTATCCCTCTGGTAAATTACAATATCAAAGTTCTTTCTATAAACCAAAAACTTATAAAGATATGGAAGAAACATTATTCAAACTAGCACGTGCAATTACAGATACAGGTACAGATACTGTATCTTCAGAGGGTGGTACTATAACCTACCGTATCACTTCCCTCAAAAGGAAACTGGTAAATGGCAAAGTAGTTTCAACCTCTACACCCTCTTGTACTTTGGGCTCAGCCTCCGTAAGTTGGGCTATTTGGGGAGGAGTTACCGTTGGAGATGGTTACTTAGATGTAAAAATTAACTATTCAGAAAATACTGGGTCCTCAAGGTCTACTACTCTGACATTTGCCCAAAATGGGTCTAATAACAAAATCAATCTCACAGTAACTCAAGAGACTGGTGTAACCTATAGTGGATACATAAAAATGGTTTCAAACACATTGCCTTTAGGTAGTGATAAATATAATACTGCTCAAATCCTTGTGATGGCCTATTTAAAGGGTAGTGATGGGTCTAAAAAGCCAGAAACTCCCCATGTGGGTAATGCTCCCGATTGGTGCTCAGTATCCGTTGCCCCAGTGGGTACTCTTGAGAACCATTACATGTTATCCCTGACCGCTTTATCGAGTAATCAAACTGGAGTTAACCGTTCAGGGCATATCTTCTTAACCTGTGGGGATGCTAAGGTTAGCATACCAGTAACTCAGAAGTCACAACGGGATTCAACATTCACTCTCTCTGGATTGCCCACAGGTACAGGCTACTATCTCTTTGGCAGGGGAGCTAGGCCACAGAATACATCACCTTCAGATCAGGTGTATATACAGGGTATCTCAGCAACTGGTACTATTACTATGAAGATTCCATTCTATGCCAATGACTCAGAACCTGGTGTTCGAATAGAATGTACTACTGGAGATAAAGTAGCTGTATATACTAAATCAGGTGCTACCTGGACATTAAAGGGGTCATTTATAGTACCAAGTGCAGGAGGAACAGTATCAATCTAAAAACATTATACATTATGGAAAATAAAGTTCTTAAATTAGGGGGGGAGATCTACCCAAGATGTATATGCAGAAATAAGACAGGGAAACTCTGAGAGATGGACAATACAATCTCAAAAGCGTAAGTATGTAAATGGCAAATTGTCCGGGGTTATTGAAGTTGGTTATTCTGCTAGCATCAATACCCCGGACTATGTTCTGGAGGAAGACAAAAGTAACAATAGTATTCAGATTACTGCACGAAATGACGGTACTTCTGGACTTTGTATACTTACACAAAATGAATCTGGTAATAAAATAAATCTACAGCTTACTACTCCCGAAGAAAAAGAATATTGGGAAATACGTTTTAAACCTATAACCATCAATGGAGCAGTAGACACGAGTGTTTTTTTTAAGGTTACTACCAATATTAGTGGCGAAGGTGGACTTATGGTTGATGGTAACAGAAATAAGAATTGGATAGTAAATCAAAATAGATATGCTATTAATGTCTATATTGCTAACCTGTACCCGGGAAATTCCGACATGCTATCTTGGTCCTGCCTCGATAAGAATGGTAATGCTTTTAGTCCTAACTACAATTTACCAAGTAATTCATACCTTACAACAAAAACAACTGGATTGGGTTCCTATACTCTTACAAAAGTTTCAACTCCCTCTGCTAGCAGTGATACTCCTATACTCTCCAGTAGGTTTAACCCCACTAAAAAATATCCATTAGATTTGAATTTTTATTGGGGGGTAGCTCCAACTTAATACCCGTATTAAGATAATATCCCAATTATAAAAGCAATTACCCAGAATATAAGAGCCAGTGTATATGCAACAGAATATCTATGCCAGGGATACCAGCAGGTAATATAAGAATCTACTTTTAGTATTTCTGGATGTTCTTCCTCGTATTTTTTATCCTCTTCTCTAGAACTGTATTTATGAAATACATAGAAAGGTAAGAATACGAGGAAGATTATTAGAGCAACTGGGAACAAGAGTAGGAGAAGAATCTCCCACCCTTGCATTGATGACCCAGCATAATTACCATCTCTGTCAAAAAAGTATCTCATAGTAATTTGTATTTTATGTATCTGATTAATAGATAAATTGGAAATAGAGGTAATACTATCCATACCGAGATGAATAAAACGAGAGAGTGTATTTTGTGAGTATAGGGTAAATAATCCAAGCAAGCCCTTACAAAAAATACCGTGAATGGCAAACATACCAAGTAAATTATCGCTAATACCGTAGTCATCATTGTTCTTTGAAGTATTTGTTAATAATCTTGGTAAGCTTCTTATCAAATTCAATCATCATATCGAAAGCTTTCGAATCTTTCATACTTCTCATCTCCTTATCAAGTAATTCTAGGTTTCTCTTAATTGAGAAATAAGCCTTATATGCAAGGAATACTCTTTCATTTTCTTCGGTAAGCGGACGAACTTCTCCCTTTTGCCCATCCAATCTTGGATATGTATCATCAGGGCCCAAGGTTCTTGCAACTTTTACTCGGTTACTGAGCATTGCGAATCCACCTTTTTTATCAATAGATTCCACTGTAACTTTCTCAATGATGGGTCTTCCAGATAAGGTGAAGAGAACCTCATCCCCCTCTTTAAGCTTTTTGATTTCTTTCTTTTCTTTTTTCATATCTTTATTTATTAAGAATTTTTCTTTATGCAAATATACTAAAATTATTTCTTATTTATTGCATTATCAATCATATTTTTAATAAATTCATAGGCATTGCCCCGGTAATCTTCTAGCATTTTGTATTCCTGTGGAGATAGAATTACTCCGTTTACTTTAAAAAGCTTTCTTAGATGTTCTGGTATAGTGCCTTGGTGAGTGATGTTATTATAACGGATAATGAAAAGCTTCTCTCGATCTTCATCAATAACTCCCAGAGTGTTTACTGGTTGGAGTTTAGTTTGGTAAATACCACCAAAAGCCGAGGGCACCATTAAAATATTTCCGGGAATTTTAGTTACCCAGTGAGAATAATCTGGAGTAATTACCGCAATTTTACCCTCTTTCTCAAGCTCTTTATCATAAGCTAATCGATTAGACCAAAAAGCACATTGAAAACAAATTTGTTTTCTTGCCATAAGTTGAGGGATTTCCCGAGTTTCATCAAATTCCTCTAAATTAATGGGCTTGCCACATATCTGGCACTCATTTTTCTTGTCCATATTGCATTATTTTATAAGTTATATATGATAATAGAACCTCGAAACATATTGAAAATGGGTTATAAGCAATACTTTTGTTACTAAAATTGAACCATTAAAACTGATAAGTTATGGATAAACTAACAAATGAAATGATTAAAGACCTTGCTATTCGCTTAGGTTTAGAACCTGCCCTATTGAAAGCTGTCCAATTGGTGGAAGCTGCCGGTAGAGACGGGTTTTTAGCTGATGGTAGGCCTCAAATTCTCTTTGAGGGTCACATTATGTACAAAGAAGTACATAAGAAATTCCCTGACAGAGATTTAGCTTACCTTTGTAAGAGATATTCTACGATTTTCTTCCCTAAATGGGATAAATCGAAGTACTTGGGAGGTGTACACGAGTACAAAAGACTCGAATTAGCCAAAGAAATTGACGAAGAATGTGCATTGAAGTCTGCAAGTTGGGGAATGTTCCAGATTTGTGGGTTCAATCACAACCTCTGTGAATGTAAAGATGTCTTCGAATTCGTTCATAAGATGTCGGAATCTCATGCAAATCAACTAGAACTCATGTATTATTTCATGAAAAACTCTGGTTGTTTGAGTAATCTCAAAGAAAAGGACTGGGCTGGCTTTGCCAGAAAATACAATGGTCCTGGATATGCCCAGAATGCCTACGACCAAAAACTAAGAAATGCTTACGAAAACTTCAAAGATAAATTATGAAAAGATGTCACTTTAACAGCTGGGTAGCAAAGGTATTCCTTTTCCCCAGTTACAAAGCAATTACTCTGGTGTATAACTCGTTCTTCAAACACAAAATAGAAGAGTGTAAACCTGATGATATCAATCATGAGTGTATTCATCAGATACAGCAGATTGAGTGTAGTATAGCGGGTTTGATACTCGGTATCATACTCTGGTTATCCTTTGATATATCCTTCTGGTGGGTAGTGGCCCTGGTTTTTGGATTCTTCTATCTCTGGTATATTATCGAATACATAATCATCAGGTGCTTTGCCAAGTGGGATAAACAGAATGAAAGGTATCATGATGTAAGTTTCGAAGAAGAAGCTCACAACAATGATAAGAATCTGAGTTATTTGGAAGACCGTAAGCCATTTGCTTGGATTAAGTACATTAAATTGAGAAGCTACAAGAAATGAAAAAATTAAAAGTATTAGGGGTGTCTGCTGGTGCAGGCATCCTTTTGTTCCCTTTTAGAAAGAATTTGATAGCTAATATAGAAACTCGAGGAGTATTTTATACTAAAGGCTTAGAGCAGTGGAAATTGAACTTTGGTGGTATACCCTATTATAAAGATGAAACCCTCCCAGATTGTAAGCCAGACATTATACTTTCAAGTCCAGACTGTGGAGCATCTTCTATTATGAGGCTTTCAAAAGTAAAAGAATTGGGCAATCCCCAAGAGAATAAATCCCTGAATCTAGTAATTCAATCAATCTTACATTATAAACCTAAGATATTTCTTATTGAAAACTTACCTCGTTTGCTATCTTTGCTCCCAAAAGAATATCTTCAAAAAACCTTTGAAGACTATAAACTTATTTTTCACGAAAGGTCTGTTTTAGACTATGGAAACTCTCAGGAGTCAAGGAAGCGTTTACTCATCATTGGAGTACATAAAAAGACCGGTAAGAAATACTTGAATGCTTTTGATGAAGTATTCCAAGTAAAAACTCCAACAACTACTAGAAATCTACTTAAACCACTCACATTCTCTCAGGAAAATAATACTAACCAGATTCCATTCATGAGTAAAACTCTGGCAATGTATGACTATCGAAAACTCCCTGAGAAGAAAAATCTCACAGTAGCAAAGATACATAGACTCTGGGTTAGAGATTTCAAGGATGAAAAGAAATGGCCTATCAAAACTGCAAAGATGAGTACTCTCCCGGGAGTATATCGATTAGAGTATGATAAACCCCCATTAACCCTCAGACCTGCAGATAGGCAATTTAGACCTGATGGCTACCCTTTGGGAATCGAAGACTTCAAGGCAATTATGGGATTCCCTGATAAATTCAAAGTTTACCTTCATAAGAATGGTGATACCTTCGAAGGCGATTTTAAGGATTACCATTATTGGCTTAACAAGGCAAGATATACAATTGCCAAAGGGGCAGTAGGTGAAATAGGTTATTGGTTTAAGGAATGCCTCAAAAAGGCAAATACCAAGAAACCATGAGTTTCAGCTTTATATATAAAGTCTTATATATAAGTTTCTGGGGTACCTTGAAATATATAGATATATAATATACTACGTATATATATCTATATATTTATCTGCGTATATATAGCTATTCATATATCATATCGTAAGTAGTATATTTGGATATTATCTCACTTCGTTCGATAAAGGTAATCGCTAAGCGATTACCGATAGATAGTATCATTAAAGCGTACGACTATTTCGATTTGAAAAACTTTAATACACCGAATTATGAGAATGATTAATGCAAAGTACCCAATTACCGAATTGAACATTAATAACATCATTAAGTTCTTTCGGGTTATCTATCGGAATTTACCTTCAATACGTTTTGAGATTATTGAAACCAATCGTACTTTTCAATTCAAGTTCCACATTATTAAGTCAAACTTAAGTTCAGTAGAACGCTATTGGTTGAAGAGTAAGATTAAGAAATTCATCAAGTATGAAGACATTTAAGAGGGCCTTGTTTATTGTACTTCTAGGATTTACTATTTACCTTTGCTTCAGGAATTACAAACTTTCTCGAGAGGTTGATTCCCTGGAACAAGCGGTCAATGGAATCCCAGATACAGTATACACAAAGAAACCCTTCAAACCAGAGAAGAAGTACTCAGAAAAAGTTGAACCAGGTAAAATCTTAGTTCATGGTAATAAGCAGCCAACTCTCTTTCCTGATTCCATACTAAGGCAGCCAGTTATCAGTAACCAAGATTCCCTGGTTCAAATCGTTTTGAAGAAAGATAAGTTGAACTTAAGTCTGTTCAATAAGGAGACTAACACTTATTCAACTAGACTATTCCCAATCGATTTAGATAAGTACAACTACAACTGGTATGAAGGTCAATTAACTCGAAAGAAAGTTGCAAGGTTATCACTTAGTCCATACATTTATGGCAAATATAGACCTTTCAATAATCTATTCGATATGGGAGCTGGTCTTTCAATCAAGACTAAGAGATTTAATTACAAATTCGGAGTCAATACCTTTTACTACCCAAAGATAAAATCTGGTATAGGTACTGACATCGAATTTCAAATAACGTATAACTTTTAGATATGGCAAAGACTATCTCAGAAACTAGAACTACTTTAACTCGAGAAGAGTTATCAAATCTCTCAATGGTTACAGTAGATGTTTTCTTTTTCAGTCTTTTCTGTTATGTGATACATCCAGTAAGGGGAAAGGTAAGGTTCGAACTTTACCCATTTCAAAAATCGGTTTTGTATAATTTTATTGCTCAACGTTTCAATATCATTTTGAAATTTCGTCAGGCAGGTATTACAGAATTGATTTCTATGTACTGTCTTTGGTTGGCGATGTACCATCCCAACAAAAAGATAAACATTATTTCTATCAAGGATACCACTGCTAAAAAAGTACTTAAGAAGATTAAGTTCATGTACAAGAATCTTCCATGGTACCTTCAAACTCCCATAATCAATGGTAGAGCTGGAGAATACGGTTCTGCTTCCATGATAGAATTTGATAATGGGTCATTTATTGAATCAATTCCGACATCATCCGAAGCCGGTCGTTCGGAATCCCTTTCTCTTCTGGTAATTGACGAGGCAGCAGTAGTAAGATGGGCTGCTCAAATTTGGGCTGCTGCATTCCCTACTCTTTCCACTGGTGGAGCTGCCATCGTCAATTCCACTCCCTATGGAGTTGGTAATTTCTATCACTCAACTTGGGTAGATGCCATTGCAGGAGGTAATCCTTTTAACCCAATTCGATTATACTGGCAAATGCACCCAGAACGAGATATCAATTGGTATAACCAAATGTCTTCTGCTTTGGGAGCAAAACGAACTGCACAAGAAATTGATGGTGACTTCTTATCATCTGGTAATACAGTCTTCGACTTAGCCGATATTAAAGCTATCGAAGACTGCCTTAGTGATTACCCAGTTATTAAGAAGAGATTTAATGGTCAATACCGACAATTCTGTGAACCCGAATCAGATAAAGAATATTTCATTGGTGCAGACGTTTCAACTGGTAGAGCTTCTGACTACTCTTCATTTACTTGTATGGATAAGCTAGGAGAAGAACAAGTAGTATATAAGGGAAGAATGGCAGTGGGAGCTTATGCTAAGTTACTTGGTGATACTGGGAAGTTGTTTAACTGGGCAGTAATAGCTCCAGAATCCAATGACGTTGGTTTATCAGTAACTTCTAAGCTTCAAGACGAAGGCTACCCTAACCTTTACTACTACCAGAAGATGCTGAAGAAAAAAGGTAAAAGTAGACCTGAAATGGATAAATCCCCTGGTTGGTTAACCACCCAAAAGAATCGTTCAGTGATAATAGAAAACTTGGAAGAAGATATTCGATTAGATTACGTAATCATTAAGGACCCATTCTTTGTACAAGAAGCTTATACCTTCATTTATGATGGTTTAGGTAGACCTGTTGCAATGGGTAAACATAGGGCTAACAATTCAGCTGTAGATGTAGACCTTGAAGGAGACGTATATGCCGATGATGATATCTTTGGAAAAGCAATATGTAATCACATAAGGAAAGGAAAAACTAACGTAATCGTACAACCAAGATGAAAAAGTACTTCAATTTTAGTTGGGGTTGGGGACGTAAGAAGGACCCTCCCAAGAATGGTACATCCTCTAATAAAGAGGAGAAGCCTGCCACATCGATTTCGCCTGGTAGGGTTTCAGTTGACGATGATAGCGATAACTTAATTACATCATTACAAGGGTTGACTAAATTAGTTGAACCCTCTTTTCGTGTTGATGTGATACCTTTAATTCGGGATTTATATAAGGTAAATCCTGATATGGGCATTGCATTGCAAGATATGTTTAAGTTAGCTAACACCAGTCATACAGTAACTTTCCCTAATAATACCGATGAAGAGGCTTCAAAGATGAGAGAACATCTTAAGAAAGCCACCAAGGGATGGACCAGATATACTGCTGGTATAGATGGTTTAGTTAATAAAATGATTGTTCAACTTCTTGTAAGTGGGGCAATATCTGTAGAAGGCGTACCAAATGACAAGCTTGATGGTTTGGCTACTGTATTATTCCTTAAGCCAGAGCATATCAAGTTTAAACGTGAATTAAATGGGGTGTATGCTCCTTACCAAAAGAATATAAATTTCTTTGTTAAGCAACAAGATTACATTAAGCTTAACCCAGAAACCTACTTCTATGTTGGTATGTTCAATGATACCGATGAACCTTATGGAGTTCCTCCATTTATGCCTGCATTGGATTCTCTCAAAGGACAAAATGATATGAAGATTAACTTCAAACATATCATGGAGATTTGTGGTATGGTTGGTTTCTTAGAAGCTAAGATGCAGAAATCTCCACAAAGGCCAAATGAGAGTATCAAATCTTATGAATCCAGATTATACCATGAACTCAATATCCTTAAACGTAATGTTAAAGAGGGTATGAAGGATGGGGTAGTTGCTGGTTACATAGATGACCATGAATTCAAACTAAATTCTACTACTAAGGAGCTCGGTAATATCGAGAAGCCTTGGAATATGAACCAACAATCTGTAGCAAATGGGTTGGGAGTTAATGGCTCTATCATTGGAGTATCTGCTACTACTGGTGAAGGGGCAACGGGTATAATGCTGTCTAAGATGATTAGCCAGTTAAAAAATATCCAAATGCTCGTAGCTTATGTATTAGATCGACTTTATTCTCTAGAACTGCGTCTGGCAGGATTTAATAATAAGGGAATGAAGATTGATTGGGGAACTTCTACGGTTTCTGATGAAGTTAAAATCCAACAAGGTCTTCAGTATAAGATACAGAACCTTGACTTACTGTATAAGGCTGGTATTATTAGCCAAGAACAGTATGCTTGGGCAATGGGCTATGATTCCCCGGATGAGAAAGAACCAAGAGTTTCATTGGAAGATCAATTTGCTAAAGGTGGTAATTCAGATCCTCAAGAGGGAACTAAAAAGAAACAAAGGCAGGATGATAAAAATCAATCTGCTCGTAGGTCAAGAGATAAGAATAACCCGGCTCCTTCTCGAGGAGACCAAAATACTAAACCAAGATGAGTAAATTTACAAAGAAAAACAAAGAGCATCTTGATTCTATGGTGATAGGTCAAGGCCATACCATTATGGCTGGTTATATACCAGAAGCAGTGGGAGCCCAGACTTTCTCAGAGAATTACTATAAATGGAAGAATCCTACACCGGACTCCATTGCTCAATTTGGATTTTGGGGAGGGGATATAGATTATAATACCTATTACCCTAACCTGGATAAATCAGAATTAACTCCTAAAGATGAAGAGTTTATTGAACCTATGTTCAGATTACTTTCGGAAACGATTGTATCTAAGAATTGGAACCCTACAGACTTTGGTCAAAATGGAGTATTGAAAGCTTCTATGAAAATGTTACTTGGTCAAACAGTAAACTGTGACCATGAAACTAACATAGGTAATGCTATCGGTGCTGTATCTCAGGTAATGTGGCAAGAGTCTTACAAAGATGGAAGCTTCACTATACCTGCAGGTATCAACGGTATTCTGAAAATTGATGGTAAAGCCAATCCAAGGATTGCTAGAGGCATCCTTATGGAACCTCCTTCAATTCATAGTAATTCAGTTACTGTACAATTTAAGTGGGATAAATCCCATCCCCAAATGGAAGATAACGAATTTTATCAGAAACTGGGTACTTATGACTCTAAGGGAGTTATGGTACGTAGAATTGTTACTGAAATTGTTCGTTACCTTGAGACCTCACTAGTTTCACATGGTGCTGATTCATTTGCCCAGAAAATTGGTTCGGATGGTAAAATTATTAACCCAACCTTTGCCAAAAGAACTTGGGCATCTTATGAAGAATACAGAGATGATAAATCGAAGCAATACTTCTTTACTGATTATAAATCAGATTTAACATCATATCAAGAAAAGAACGATACTCAGGGTTCTTTTAATGATAATGATGCCAATGATAATCATTCAAATAAAGATAACATGAACGAATTACAAAAATTTCTTGAAAGCCTTTTTGGGGATAACATGCTTACCCTGGAAGAAGGTAAAGAGATGAATCAGGAAAATGTAATTGCCTGCATTCAGACTTTGGTATCATCCAGAAACGAATTGCAAACTTCGGTAGATAATCTTACTACAGAGAAAACTTCTCTTACGGAACAGATTACCAACTTGAATGCCGAAGTAGCTAACTTGAAGGAAATGGCAACCGTAGGAAAGAATCATATTGCTTCTCTACGTGAAAATGCCGTAGAAACCTACAAGAAGTTGATGGGTGATAAGGTAGATGAGACAATCGTTACGATGCTCAATGCCGAGACTACTGGTATTACTACTCTTATTTCCTTGACCAAGGATTACCAAGCTCGCTTGGAAGAGAAGTTCCCTCTCACTTGCTCAAAATGTGGTTCTAAGGACGTCAACCGTGCTTCCTCAATTGCTGAGGATGATACCGAGGGTAAAACTGGAACCCAGGGTACTGATACCCAACGGAATTCAGAATCTCCGAGTACTAAGAATGTAATCGATAACTTGTATCGAAACAAAATCAAATAACTAATATAAATAATCCGCGTTATGGAAAAAACTAAAATCGTAAACGACCCTCAGCAACTTACTCTCTTTGGGGAAAGAACCCCGAGAGCGGTGATTTACAAAAGTGAGTCACACAAATTGCACCAGGCTTTCAATGTTAAAGCTGGAGAGAAAATCGTACAGGGTATGCCAGTAGCTTTGAATGAAGAAGGTTTGATTTACCCTTGCACTGATGTAGATACTCAAGTTTATTTGGGTGTAGCAGTAACGGATAACGTTAACCCTGCTTATCAACCTCAAAGAAATTTCCCGGTAGAGGTAACAGTAGCTATGGAAGGTTACATGATTTGTAACTGGGTATCAAACGAAAATATCGAAGCTGGCTATGTAACTCCCGATGGAGAATTGCTTAACGATAGATTCGTAAAAGCTAACCAAGCAACTTCAACCCAGTTCATTGCCCTTAATCCAGCAGAAGAGGCAAATGAGGTAATTCAAGTACTCATCAAATAAGAGAAAAGAAGTTATGGAAAATAAAATAGATATTACAAAGTTGAAGGCTCAGGATTTTATGAATGAGCTGCCGGAAATGGTAAGAAGCTTGGAAGCTGTTCGTTCCGGTTCACAGGACAAGAAGCCTGTAGAGGTAACTTTTGGAGAATTGGTTACCGGTAAATGGGGTATTTCAGAAGATGAACTTTTTGAAAAGATGGGCATCAATCCAAAAGTGGACACGATGCAGAACATCTTTACAATGCCTCAACAGAATGTTCGTTGGATTGTTCCGGAAATCATCCGTGCTGCTATCACATTGGGTATGCGCCAGGCTCCGTTCTATCCGAACATCATTGCATCTGATCAACCCATCAATGGTTTGCAAGCAATCATGCCGATGGTTAACATGTCGGATGCTGCCCCTGCAAAGGTTAATGAGGCAGAAACTATCCCATTGGGTGATGTTAGCTTCGGACAGAAATCAGTTAGCCTCTTCAAAATCGGAAAAGGTTTCAAACTTACTGATGAAGTTCGTAACTATGTTTCACTCGATGTCTTGGGAATCTACCTTCGTGATTTTGGTGTTCAGTTGGGTTATGCTCTGGATACTTTGGCTATGGACGTTGCTATCAATGGTAACAACCCTGATGGCTCTGAGTCTGCCCCGGTAATCGGTGTATACGAAACAACTAACGGTATCACTTACAAAGACCTTCTGCATATTTGGGTACGTGCTGCTCGTATGGGACGTAACTTCCAAACTATGATTGGTGGTGAAGACCAGGCAATCGAAATGCTGAACTTGCCGGAATTCAAGGATCGTCACTCTGGTACTACAGAAGCTACTCTGAATGTTAAGTCTCCTGTTCCCAAGAATGCTGATTTCTACATTCACCCGGGTACACCAGACCAACAGTTGCTGTTGATTGATACATCTGCTGCCTTGATTAAGCTTACTGCTCGTCAGTTGATGCTTGAATCTGAAAGAATCGTTTCTAACCAGACTCAGGCCATCTATGCAAGCTTGACTACTGGCTTCTCTAAGATGTACCAGGATGCAACTCTGTTGCTGGCTGCTGACAAGAAGTTCTCAGAATTCGGCTTCCCAGAGTTCATGAACGTAGACCCATATTTGATGGTTAACCTCGAATAATAAGGACCGTCCGGTTTCATCTATATAAATTCCCTGAGAGGGTAGGTAACTAAAAAAAAGACCTATCCTCTCTTTAATCATTTTTAAATCTTAGGAAATATGGCTAAAGATAAATATACAGTAACTGTGGGACCAAGAGCTTACAGTTTTCATGACCAATCAACTGGTATTACCGTTTGTAGAGGAGAAGACAAGGAACTCTCTCGTCGTCAATTCCGTGCACCAAAGATTCAGAAGGCAATTGCCTCTGGCCATCTGATTATCATTGCTGATAAATCAGAAATCGAAAAGTATTCAGAGGCCGACATAGAAAAGTTGGATAAGAGACTGAATGCTCAGTTCAAGAAAGGCATGACTCTTGAAAAACTTGCAAAGGGCTATTCCCTGGAAGAACTGAAACTGGTAGCAGGTCTTCATGAAATCGTTGCCGAGAAAGATGATACAGTAGAAACACTTATTCAGGCTTTGCTGGAAGAATTCGAATCCTCTTCTAAAGGGTAATATATGAAAATTACATAAGACAGACTAATATGAATAACAATCTGGACTTTTTGTACGTTACGTCAGGTCTGGAAGTTTCATTCAGAGTCATATCCAAAGTCCCGGCCAAATCCATTTTTGACTGGGACTTTGGCGATGATAAGGGAGAGGTTTTCAATGGTGGAAGACATGTTTCCTATTCTTATGAAACTCCCGGTTTCTATACAGTAACCCTACATGTAACCAACTCTAATGGTTTAGATATCACCGTAGATAAGACTCTGGTAGTTTGTGATTATGGTCATACGGCATTAGCCGATACAATATATAACTTAATCGACCACTATATTCCATCAGAAATCTCCGATGGTATGACACGAGAGGATAAATCCATTTACATCACCAAGTGGCAATATTATATTGGACCTCTAGTAAATCATACAATTCCACCAGATAAATATACTGACGAATTATGGTATGAAGCACTAGAAAACCAATTAATAATGGAATTGGCAGCATGGGATTTTCTTAATGTGAAGATACTTAACTTATTAACGAGTACTTCTGAATATTTAAGTCAATTAACTTCTACCAAAGAACAAACCGGTGATGGTACCTCTAAACCAGAACTTGCCCGAGGTGATAGAATTAAACAAATCACTACTGGGCCTACTGAAGTGCAATATTATGATACCTTGGCAGATGCTACAAGTTCCCTATGGAAAACACTTTCTCAAGCAATGCAACCAGGTGGATTAATAGATGAATTAAGGAAGAACCTTTGTATGTTAGCTTCACGATTGGAAATCTACTTACCGTTCTGTGATGAAGTATTTAGAACCGTAGTCCCAAAAGTAGTTAACAGAAGGCAACCTGGAGTATTAGATGGACCCAACCCAAGTGCTCCAGTAAAAGGTGGTAAGAAATCAATCTTAACTAAGTTATGACAAAAGAACCCTGGAGAATGGTAAAGAACCGCTCTTGGGATAGATACAAGAAAATTATCACTGACTTCTTAGATTGGGATGCTGGTAGGCAATCCATAACCTGGGCCAAACATGTTAATCAGCTTCTCAGTCATGCCGAAGACAGTATACCTAAATATTATAACATCCAAATCGAGGCATTATGTTACTACAATGCTTTCAGAAACTGGCCTATCAATAAGGCAACTATTTCAGGAGAATTGGATGATGAAAACTTATCAATACTAATTTCTAAATCTTATATAGAACAAATCGGTTATCTTACACCGGAAGGTTATTGGGATTTTAATTGGGAACAAGATAGGTTTGTAATTAATGGTATAACGTATAAGCCTTCTGGAGATACTCAGACTGCTCAGGCAAAGGATGAGGCTTTAGTTTTCATGGTTATCCTAAAGAGAGACCGAGATACCAAAGTTGAATTTGTAGAATAAAAATAAAGTATATGGCAAAGATGTTAGTACTGAGGTGGACACCAATTACTACAAACAGTGGAATTTGGTTTGATAGTAATCTGGTTATCCTCAATGGTACCTCTGGAGTTCATATTGAAATGAAAGGTAATGGCAATGATGTAACGGCATTTCAATCGATGACCGGAAACAAATTTGTCACCTGCTTTCAAGATTACTTCGGAGATATCTGGGATAAAATAATACCTCATCCTGGTATAGGCCAGGTAATAAAGTTCCGTGTAAATAGGCTTCCTGATTATGCTTGCATACGGGGAGATATTGAGGACGGTGGAGATGTAGACCCCGAAAATCCGGATGTACCAATGAATGCCTTCTGTGGTTCAGAGGGAGAACCATTCAGGGATATCAATTCTGAATTCTTACTGGGTCGTCAACGTGCAGTAATTAATCCTTAAATTTTATAAAATATGTATGTAAGTAAGTATTATACCTGCGAAGAAATAGACCAGCGGTTATTACAGGGTTACTATGATGACTTTGTTAAAGCTGGCTTTGGAGGAACTATAAATGAGTTCTGGGCCTTCGTACTTTCTATCAAGAATAAGGTAGATAAGAAAGAAGGATACGACTTATCGAAAAATGATTTTACCGATGAGTTGAAGGCTAAACTTGATGGCATCGAAGAACATGCAAATTATATCACTAAAGTTTCTCAGCTTGAGAATGATTTGAAATATCAAACTGAGGAAGAAGTTAAACAGATGATTAGTGATTTGGTTGATGGTGCTGATGATGCCCTTGATACTCTTAAAGAGTTGGCAGAAGCATTGGGCAATGACCCCAACTTTGCAACTACTATCACTAATAAATTAACCGACCTTCGTACTGCTTTAACCGAAGAGGTTAATCGTGCTAAGGAAGCCGAAGCTGCTCTGGGTGCTGCAGTAGCTGCAGTTCAGGATAACCTAGAATATGGGTTAGACCAAATCAATAAGAAGATTGATACCGTTAAGGCAGACTTAAAAGCTGAAATCGACCGAGTTGAGAAGAAGGTAGATAAGAATGCTGAAGATATCAAAGACCTTGAAGATAAGGTAAATCAAGGTAATGGTGAACTTGAGAAGGAACTCAAGGATCTTATCCAAAAGGAAAAAGATGAACGTATTGCTGCCGATAATGAGATTAAGGAAAGTGTAAATGACCTTAAAACTCTCCATATCAATGATAAGGCATCCCTTGAGTCAAAGATTGCAGAAGAAACTGCAAATCGTACTAACGCAGATACTGTACTGGATTCTAAGATTAACGAAGAAATCACTAATCGCCAGGCAGATACTTTAGCTCTTCAAGGTAAAATTGACCAAGAGAAGGTAGACCGTCATTCTGAGGACCAAGTTCTTCACAATGAAATCTCTAAAGAGGTAACAGACCGTACCAATGCAGATAATGCTCTTCAAGGTAATATTGATAAAGAAGTTCAGGCCCGTACTGTTGCAGACCAAATATTACAGAACAATATCGATTCAGAGGCTACTACTCGTGCTGCTCAGGATTTAGTTCTTGAACACAAAATCGAAGATGTAAAAGAGCAGGGTGTAGAAGACAAGGAGCAATTGCTTAATGCTATTGCTGCCGAGGCTGCTGCTAGAGAAAAAGGTGATAAAGATCTTGATACTAAGAAAGTAGATAAACGTGAAGGCTATTCTTTGACTAAGAATGACTTTACCGATATACTCAAAGCTAAACTTGATGGAATTGAGGAAAAGGCAAATTATATTACGCATCTTTCTCAGCTTATCAACGATTCTGGTTTCCAAACTGAGGAAGAGGTAAATGCAGCTATCCAAAAGATTATTGGTTCTGCTCCAGAAGTACTTGATACTCTTAAGGAAATTGCTGATGCCCTTGGAAATGACCCCAACTTTGCTGCTACCATTACCAAGAAATTGGCTGCAATCACAGAACAGGTTAACCAAGAAATCGAAGACCGAATTGCGGGTGATGAGGCAAACAGTGCTGAGGTAGCTGCTGAAGTTCAAGCTCGTAAGGATGCTGATACAGCTCTTGAAACTAAACTGAAAGAATATGTAGACAATAAGTCTGCTATTGGTGATGCTGCTCTTGGAGTTGTAAAAGACAATCTTAACAAGGAAATCCAAGACCGTAAAGATGCAGATGCCGCAATTCAATCTAGCTTGGATAAAGAGATTGCCGAAAGAAAGACTGCAGATGAAACCTATACTCAAAGTCTGGCTAACGTTAACCAACGTATTTCAGACTTGGCATTGAGTATGCAAGAGTCTATCAATACATTGCGTAATGAGCTTACTGAGCAGGTAAATGCAAATACTACTGCTATTGCCACTAACCAACATAGTATTGAAAGAAATTCAGAGGCAATCACAAACTTAACTAAGACTGTAGGTGATAACTACAAGGAAGTTAAGGATATGATTAACGAAGAAATCATTGATCGTACTAATGCTGATAGTGCCTTGAGTTCTCGTATCGATACTCTCAATATCGACCTTAATACTGAGAGTGTAGAAAGAAAGGCTGCCGACCAAGTTCTCCAGGTTAACTTAGATAAAGAAGTAGCAGACCGTACTGCAGCTGATAAAGCTTTGAGTACTGAGTTTACTGCTAAGTTGGATAATACCAAACAAGCTTTGGAATCCGAAGTAGGTAATATTAACACTAAGCTTGAACAAGAAAAGGAAAATCGTATTGCTGGTGATAATGCTTTGGGAGTTCGTATTGATTCTCTAGAGGCAGGTAATACCGATGCTATGAATGAACTAAAAGCAAAGGTAAATGCCAACACTACTGCTATTAATGCAGAGAAAGACCGAGCAATTGCCAAAGAGACTTCTCTTGAGGCCAAGATTGATACCAACCTTCAGAATCACAAGGATGATATGGCTGGTATTAATAAGGATATCCTTACCGAAAAGAATGACCGCTTAGCTGGAGATACTTTACTTCAAACCAATATCGATAAAGAATCAACTGAAAGAGCTAATCAAGATACTCTTATCAGTAATGCTGTTGCTCAGGAGAAAGCAGATAGAATTGCTGCAGACCAGGCAATGGACGATAAGAAGGTAGATAAGGTAGATGGCAAGGTACTTTCTTCAAATGATTTCACTGACTTGCTGTATGCCAAGTTGGATGGCATCGAAGAACATGCAAACTATATCACTAAGGTTTCTCAGTTATTAAACGATTCTGACTTTCAGAATGCAGAACAAGTAGAGGCTGCAATCCAAAAGATTATTGGTTCAGCCCCTGAAGTATTGGACACTTTGGCAGAGATTGCTAAGGCTCTCGGTGATGACCCCAACTTTGCAGCAACTATGACTGCTAAGCTTACAGAGTTGGAGAATAAGCTTGAAGCCGAAAAGAACTTACGAGAACAGGGAGATAATACTTTACAACAATCATTCACTAACCTGAGTAATACTCTTACTACTACGGTAAATGAGCTGAGAACTTTTGTAAGTGAAACTCGTACAGAGTTGTTAACTTCCCTGAATGCTACTAATGCTCTGGTAACTCAGAATACTGCTAATATCCAACGTAACCTGGAATTAATCCAGGGTATTCAGGATAATATCAATGGTAATTATACGGCCATTACGGATCTGTTAAATAACGAAATTGCTGCTCGTAAAGCTGAAGATATTCGGTTGGAAGCAAAGATTGATCAGAATACTTCTGACCTTAATACAGAGAGAGAGGAAAGAAAGGCCGCAGATAAAGTTCTCCAGGATAACATCGATGCAGAAGAAGCTGCCCGTATTGCTGCCGATACAGCTTTGGGTAAACGTATCGATAAAGAAATTCAGGACAGAACCGATGCTGATACTGCCTTAGATAATAAATTCACTAACATTACCGATGACCATGAAGAAAGATTGGAAGCTGAAGAAGGTACTTCCGATGCTTTGCCAGACACCATGGTTACCGATGTTAGTACTGTAACCCGAACAGATACTCAGCTTTCTTTCAAAGTAAAGACTTCAACCAAGGATAAGGCAAATAACCAATATGGTGAAGAAGTAGAAGCTACCAAGAATTTACTTCCGGTAACTCAAACTCTTGCTGGAGTTATGTCTGCAGCAGACAAGGTTAAGTTAGATGGGTTAGACCCAAATTCTTTAACTGATCTCTCTGCAGCTTCTGATGCTAATAAGGTAACAGTAACCGTAACTAAGGATAACGGTTTGAATGCTGATACTACCGAAACTTTCGATTTGCCTCAGGTATCGGCTACTAAGGCTGGTACGATGACTGCGAAAGATAAGGTAGAATTGGATAGAATCTCTACTGCTAACTTTGCCCTTGGTGCAGTAACTCCCAATGAAACTACTGTTGGCATAGCTGCTACTAAGACCGTAGTTGAAGATGGTACAGTAGAACAGAATCCTATTACATTGCCTGCCTCTACTACAGAGAAAGCTGGTGTACAAACTGCAGCAGATAAGAAGCTGTTTGATTCTATACCAGATAATATTATTATCTTATCTGGTGATAAACCAGTTGAGGTAGGTCAACAAAGCAGTCATGTTACTTTAACTCATAATTTCTCTTCTAAAAAAGAAGAGGGTATTTATACTCATGAGCCTGAAGATTATAAGACTACTTATATCCCAGCAGCTACTACAGAGAAAGCTGGTGTAATGACCGCCCAAGATAAAGTTAATCTGGATGAGACATTACCCAATGCTATTGCTCAAGAGGTTCAGGACCGTAAAGATGCTATCGAAGCTTTGGACGGTAAATCAGAAGCCGCTCTTGCTCAAGAAGTAGCTGATAGAAAAGCTGCAGATACTGCTTTAGATACCAAGTTTACTAAAGCTGTAAACGATGAAGCAACTGCTCGTACTTCTGCTGATACTGCATTGGGTGCAAGGATTGATAAGGAGATTGCCGATAGAACTGCGGCAGATACTACCCTTGAAACTAAGTTACAGAATAATATTAATACTCTAGAAGCTAAACATGATGCCTTTGTAGCAACTAAGGGTAAGGCTGATGGCTTTGCTCCATTGGATGGGAAGGGGTTAGTACCTGCTAACCATTTGCCTTCATATGTAGATGATGTACTTGAAGTATATGCTACCTATGATGTAAGCCCCACTGGAGGTCTTACTAATGTTCAATTGTATACGGATGCAGGTCACCAAACTCCCGTAGTTGGAGAATCTGGTAAGATTTATATAAATGTTGCCGATGGTGAACCTCCATACCAATTCCGTTGGTCAGGTACTAAATTCGTAGACAGTAATACTTCGTCTCTTATCATTGGGGAAATCGCAGGTACTGCTTTCGAAGGTAGTAGAGGTAAGCATCTTGAGGATGTGGTATCTAGCATGCCTAAAAATTTAATTAGTAAGGTTTCAATAGTTAACAAAAATAAGCGTAATGTTATTATCTTATGTAACTATTCTGCTACGGATGGTCAAGGGCATTACATTGATAAACCCGATGGGATGGTAATCCCTCTAACCCCAGCCACTACTCAAGAAGCTGGTCTGATGGATGCCGATAGTGTAATAAAGCTTAATCAAACCTTACCAGATGCTATTGAAGCTGAACAAGAGGCCCGTATTGCAAAAGATAATGCTCATGATACCTTTAATAGTTCTCTTCCAGGAATTATTCTTACTGGATTCACTCTTACCCATAATTCAACTAATGTAAGAGCTACTCTTAATAATAAAACTAAGAGTGCAGAGGGTAAGACTTATGAAGGTGCTACAGATTTAATTAGAGATATACTTGCAGCAACTAAGACTACTGCAGGTGTAATGACTGCAGCAGATAAGACTAACTTGGATAATACCGTACAGGGGTTGGCAAATGAGATTACCAATAGAACTAATGCCATCAATGCTCTTCGTACAGAATTGAAAACTTACGTTGACGATTTGATTGCCGATACTGGTTCAGATGTAACTGCCTTAGAAACTAAGGTAAATAATCACATTGCCAATAAATCTAATCCTCATACAGTTACTAAAACTCAGGTTGGATTGGGTAATGTTAATAATACTTCTGATGCTGATAAGCCAGTATCTACTGCTCAAGCTACTGCTATTGCTGATGCTAAGGCTGCAGGTACTACTGCTCAGACTTCTATCAATAGTCATGCAGGTAGAAAGGATAATCCTCATACAGTAACTAGAGCTCAATTGGGATTGGCAACTACTGACCAGGTAGTATTTGCTAAGACTACTGCTCCTTCCGGTTTCTGGAAAGAGTCTTCCGATGAAAGATTGAAATCTAACATCAAACCATTAACCCATACTTTGGAACAGATTTGCAGTATACCTACAGAATCCTTTATCATGGATGGTAAGGAAGATGAAGGTACCATTGCACAAGGTTTGGAAGCAGCAGGGTTTAACCATTATGTGGAAGAAGACCCAAGAACTAAGGATTCAGTTCCTAATCCTGAGGAATTCGAAACGGTTGTTATCGACGGTGAAGAATATGTATTGGTAAAACAAGTTAAGTACCATAAGATGTCTACTCTGGCAATCGAAGGTATTAAACTTCTTTACGAAGAGATTAAGGCTTTGAAGGCTGAAATCTCAGAACTCAGAAATCTTAAAGATGTAGATTAATATGGGAGAGATAGCAACATGGAGTGCTGTCAAAACTAAAGTAGGCCTTGGTAAGACAGGTAATGACTGCCCTACCAAGGCTGAATTGTTAGCACTCGCCTCTACAGGAACGGGGGAAAGTTACGTTGGCTTGGAAATCTCCAATGCTAGTTCCTATGGTAATAACGAAGCTGTTAAACTCGAAGATATTCATAAGGTAACTTATAAGTATACATTCACTTTGAGATACTCCAGTATAAGTTTTGATGCTTTAGGTAACCCCAGTAGTTCTAATTTTGGTTTTGGGTTTACCAGTACGAAGCAGAAATATTGGGATAATGTAGCTAATGGGTCTGCTGTTAGTGTTAATTACGTAATAAACAGTAAACCAAGTTGGATTACTAACTATAGTAAGCCGGCAGATGGAAAGCCTTGGAAAGCTTCAGAGAATCTAGACCTAACCTCAAGGTCTGGTAAGGGGTTGGCTACTCAATCTGAATCTGGTAAAACCGTGGAATTCACATTTACCCAGGCAGCAGCATCTCAAAGTTGGTCTCAAACATTCTCAGTGAATCCCACTTCTCTGTCTTTTGGGGCAACTGGAGGAACAAAAACATTTACTGTAACCTCTTATAAACAGGAATACCGAAATGGACATACCTATGGTAATCAAATTCCCTTAAGTTATACCAGGGCTAATACCGGAGTTACCGGTACTGGTACTTCAGTAACTATGGCAAATAATACTTCTACTTCGGCAAAGTCGGGTAGTGTAGTATTAACTCAGGCAGAAACCAATAAGAAACTAACTATCAGTTGTTCTCAATCTGCAGGTTATAGAACCTATAGTGAAATCACTGTAAGTGGAGGAAGTGTATCCGATATACCTGCAAGTGGAGGAAGTAGAAGTTCATTCTCAACTATGCCCTCATATTCTCAGACTTGGGGATGGAATGGTTCTACAACTGGAGAAGGCACAATTACAAGCGGTGCTAGCATTAGTTATGGTACTGCAGTTAGTGCAGGTTCTTTGGGAACTACTGCAAAGGCTAGAACAAGGGTAGGCTCCCTTACTTGTACTGTATCTCTGAATGGTAAATCGAAATCTATAACTCTCGATGTATACCAGGCAGAGAATAAAATTACCAGTACTACTGATGGTACACCAGTAATAAGCTTATTTGCAAGTTCATACTCTATCTCTAATTCAGGAGGTAGTGTTAATATTTATGCCAGTGTAAGTATACCTACTACCAACCATTGGAGTTCAGGGTCAACAAGTGCAGATTCTTCGAAGAGTGCTACACCTACGGTTAGTGCAAGTGGTACTGGTTTTAGTTTGAATGCTGCTAAGACGGTACTTACTGCTACGGAGAACTTGGGTACTTCAAGTAGAAGCTGTGTAGTAACTGCATCCTATAGTGGGGCAACTACTAAGACAATCACAGTTACACAGAGTGCTGCTTCAGTATCTTATAAGTATTACTTGGCATTCACTTCCCCTACTGGTTCAAGAACTACCACTAGAACCGGATTGTCAGCTTTGGGAGGTAATAACTTTACAGTTGATGTAGCTTATTCTTTTAAGACTAAGGTAATAAATGGTTCTGAGGTAAGTACAAGATATCCCTTGGCTTTAACCGTAACTTCAAAACCAAGTTGGGTTACAAATGTAGCCATTACAACACTATCCAGTGATAATGGAAACTATGGGTTAACCTTAACCTTAACGGAGAACACCGTAGAATCAACAAGGTCAGGTACCATTAAATTAAGGCAAGCAGAAAACGATGATGAGGGTTGGGAGCTTACAGTCAACATAACTCAGAATGCTGCAACAATTACTTATGAATACGTATTTAATTTGGGGTAATAAAAATACAACACCATTCTGTATTTAATGAATTAACCTAAGTATTAATCTTTAAAACCTTACAATTATGGGGGTAGAAGTAAAAGGTGCCGGGGATGGCGTTGTAATCGCGGAAAGAGGTTATAACGATGGTTGCGGATGTAGAGATCATTCAGGATGGGGCTCTGGTTGGGGAGCCGTGGGTGGTGCATTGGTAGGTGGTGGTTTTGGTGCTGCCGCAGTTTCTGTATGGGACAAAATCAATGACACCAAGGCTGACATCCAGAAAGTAGAATCTACTGTTCAGGAAGCAAAAGCAGGTATCTACAAGGATATCTCTGATGCTGCCCGTGGGGTAACCCAAGAAATCGGTGGAGTAGCAAAAGATGTTGCTGGTGTTGGTAAAGAAATTCTTAACAACCGTTTCGCAACAGAAAGAGGTCTCTGCGATTTGGGCTACAAAACGAATTCGGATATCCGTGATTCCCGTGACCAGATGGGAGCAGGATTCAATCGTGTTATGGACCGCCTCTGCAATATGGAGCATTATCAACAGAATTGCTGCTGCGAAACTAAAGGCTTGATTAAAGAAGTAAAATCAGACTTGGCTCTTCAGCTGGAACGTTGCTGCTGTGACATCAAGAATGGACAACAGGAAATCAAATGTCTCATTGAGAACACTGCAAAGGACCAGGAGATTGCCCGTTTGAACCGAGTGGTAGATGCCCAGAGAGACCAGAACATTATCAACCAAGTGGTTGCAGCTCTGAAGACTACTGGAGGTACTACAACGGCATAACTAATTGTCATACCAGGATGATTAGAAAGGAGTACATCTATCAGGGGTGTACTCCTTTTTTCGTTTTAACCACTTGAACTAAGGAATTATGGAAAAAGAACAACTCACCGAATTTAAGATACAGTTAGCTCTACCGGCTCCCACTATAGAGATTGCACAAGAAGTAGCAAACAAAGCTCAGGTACTCATTAATCAATTTGGATACTATCAATTCTTAAACCTGGTAGACTTCATGCAAAAGAATCCAGGTGCAGTTTCATTTGGTTTAAATTTAATAAATAGAAAATGATTATGGACGAAAGAACATTGATTTTCCAAAAGTTACAAAAGGGTGAAGTAATCTTTACCTTAGAGAAAGACAGGAGGTCTGGTTATCCCATTTTCGATACCGCAAAGATTGTGAAGGTAGGCGAGAGTAAACCCATGGCATCTGGTACTAAAGATGGCTTTGTTAACAGTATCGAATTAGTGATCCAAGATTCTGTATCACAGCTTACAATATACCTACCTTCACAATCTGATGAGGGTATTTATAATGGGGTATATTATACTACCGATATAGTGAATATAATTAATGAGGTTACTATGCAAAAACAAAATGCCTTAAATATACTTAACAATCGACCAAAGTTTGAGGCAGTTGTTTCTGAATGTGATAATATTCTCAATTCAATTAATCAATCCCAATCTGCTCCAAGTAGACCTGCTCCGGAGTTTGATGAATTTCGGCAATATATCGATCAACGGATAACCGCGCAAGAAACTCTTTTACAAAGGATTGCTCAGGAGTTGGGATTAGATAAACCCAAATAATAAATAAGAATTATGCCAAGTAAGTCGGTTAATATTACACTATCGACTCCAGTTGGCTCTCTAGAAATATACGTAGACAAACGAGAACAAGCTCGTGCAGAAAGGTTGATTGCCAAAACTCCAAGTATCTTAACCAAAGGTTATGCGAAGGGTACAGAAAAGTTTGGTAATCAACTTCTTCGTATAGTAAGACGAAGTTTGAATACGGGTGTTCCACCAAGAGGTTCAGGAGTATCATGGCCACCCCATGCTCCAGGAACCATTAAAAAATATGGGGATCACACTATGTTACACCTTACTGGTCAGTATGCTAGATCAGTTACTTTAGTAAAGGGTAAAAAACGGACTTTTGTTGGATTACCAATTGGAATCAAGAAGATTACTTATACTGGTAAGACTTCTAGAAAAACCTTGAACCAGATAGCTATCATGTTAGAATATGGTAGCAGGGATGGTAATTTACCACCTCGTCCTCTATGGGGTCCTGCTTATAAAGCTGCTGGTGGAAAAGCAGCTTTACAAAAGGAGATACGTAATGCGGTTAGAAATGAATTAAGGAAAGTAAAATAATATGTCGGATTTCGAAATATCTTCTTTATCAGGGACTGGTCCTGCTACTATTAGAGTGAAGCCTAAAGCAGCTAATGAATCAGAATCTAATAAAGAACAAGTAATAAAAGTGATAGTTCAGGGAGTAGAAAGGGAAGTAACTCTGGTACAAAAGGCCGCTCCTAAAATAGTAGAGACCTGGGGAACTTATTTTAGTATCACTCCAGAAACTACTTCCCATACTTTCGATGGTACTAAAAGGGGTGAGACCCTAGAAATAGGTGTATACAGTTACCAACAGAAGTTTATCGATAATAAGCCTCAAGATGAATATCGTGCTGTAGATTGGAAAGTTGAAAGCTCCTCAGATTGGTTAGAGGTAACCCAAGAAATTGGAGAAGCTAATGCCGCAGGTAAGCTTACTATCAAAACTAAATCTACTAATCAAGAACATAACCCCAGTAACTATGACCCCTTGGAAAGAACTGCTATAGTTAAGATTATCTCACAGCAAGAACCTAACACTGAGATAGTTTTAAATATAACTCAATCTCCAGGTACTAGAACTACTAAGTATGGCTTTGAACCAACCCCGAATATACCATTCCCAAATCTTGGTCAAAATACTAGTACTGCTCAGATTAGTAATGTAAAGGGTTATCAGTACTACCTTATCAACGGTATTCAAGTTGCTAAATTTATAAAACAATTTAAGATAACCGATATAAGTAAGACAATAGAGGGTCAATTCCCTGGAGGTATTGGTTCAGAACCAATACCCTTTAAAGTATGGCTTACCGATTATCCTTCAAATATTGCTACTCAATGGGTTAGTGAATTAAATTGTGTTGGTCATTTACAAACCATAATGAGTGGTTTTGGAGGTATTCAGGTAACTTATAATGGGTATATTAATGACAATGGCAATCAAAGTGTTCAATTAAATATTAGATTAGGACTTTAATGGTAAACTCAGAAGAAATAGTAGAAAGAACTTTTTATATCTCTCTACTTAGTACAATGTTGGAAATGGGTCTTACCTTAAACCCAGAAGACTTCTTACCTTTGTCTCAAGAAAACGAAAAAAGATTTCAAGAGGCAATCAAAGGTATGAAGAAGTTTATACCACTTTTTGGTATAGGGAATAATCAAGTAAAAGGCCCAAAGACTCTCCCAAGAATAACCATAGAACTACAGGGTTATTATGCTGGAGATATTGGTGTGAATAAATACATCATTGGTGATAAACTTGAGGATGGTAATTACCAAGCTTCAGAGTTTCCTTATGAAACTAAGGATATTACCATAGATGTACATCTGGTTTCTCAAACACAAGCAGATATGAGATTGCTACATACAATCTTATATACTGGCTTACCTGCTAGAGGATACGTGAGACCATACTTCAATGATTTAGAGGAATGGGAAAAGGGCAGGCTTGCTCCCACCGGAAACCTATTCATTGAGATTGGTAATTATTATGACCATCCAGATGTAGAGCATGGTATACTTGAGAAGGTATACACCTATGTATGTAAGGACGGTATTCTTCCAGAAAAAGCTTTGGGAGAAGGTACTCTTACACCTATCCAGGATATATCAGTTCTCATTGGTTTGTTAGAACAAAACGAAAATGAAATGTTAGAGTTAAAAGTACCTAAGGTATAGGTACAATACTCTAGGGTATAAATTAAACGAGTAATTAACTTTAATCACAATAGAATTATGCCAACTTCACCTCATGTTGATTTTAAGTTTAAGAACAACAATGTTCTTCAAACTACTCCTATGTTAGGAGTTTCTTGTGTATTGGCTAGAACTACTAAGGGCCCTTATGATGACCCATCAGAAATCATCTCTACATTCCCTCAGTTCCAAAGAATCTATGGTTCTGAAATTGTACCCGATGGTTCTGTATCAAATATCGAAAAGGCTTTGCAAGGTGGTTCTAAGCTTCGTGTTATTCGAGTGCTTGGTAAGGGAGCTACTCAAGGTACAGTAGCTGCAACTGCGGGTAAAGCTAAAACAGTTGCTAAATCCGAAGAGGAAGGTATAGCACCTGCTTCTGCTACTCCAGACCCTGCTACTCCTGCAGCATTGATAACCATTGCTTCTGGGGGAACTACTTATAGTTTGGGATTGGTAACCAAAGGTTATGGAGACCCAATCGGTAGTACTGATACCTTCCAGGTAGGTTTCTATAAACAATCCAATACCTTGTATTATAGAATCTATTCAGGCAATGGCCAGGTACTTGAACAAGGTCCGGTAGTAACTTATAAAACTGCCGATGATAACAATAATACTTCGGTAGATTACCTTGCTCTTAGTGCCTTTGCTAAGAACTCAGAGTATATCAAACCGGTAGTAGTTGCTGGTTCATCTTTTGAGAACTTAATCAAATGGCTTACCGATAGTGTAGATGGTACAAAAAATGCCGTTACTGTAACAGTTGGGGGAGCAGCTCCTTCAGATACCGAGAAACTATTTACCGGTACCGTAGGTAGTGCTGGTTCTAACCCTACTGCTGATGAATGGATCGCTTCATTGGATTTAGTAAGGGACTACACTGACTTTTACCAATTATTCATTTCCCATATCTCTCAACACCTTACTACTGATGCTGACGTACTCAAGGTATATAAGGCTGCTGCAGATATGGCAAAAGAATTGATGGAATGGGTACTGTACATAGAAGTCCCAAAACACTTAACCCATTACACCCAGGGTACTCAACCAAGAGACTATAAAGCTCAGGTTACTTGGGTACAGGCTTGTCTTGGTACCGTGGGTAATTCCAAGTACATTGCTTACTTTGGAGGTGGCCTTAAGTACTACAATGAGAACGGCAATCTTCAAGATTCTGATGTAGTAGGTACCATTGCAGGTTTGGGAGATGCTTCTGCTACTCAATATGGTCCTTGGAAATCCTTTGCTGGTATGAACCGAGGAGTTATTGGAGATGCAGTTGGGCCCGTATGTCCAAATTATGGTTCTCCTTCTCGATATAATGAACTGAACACACTTGCTCAGAATTATATCAATGAGATGGTAATCAAAGATACTCCCGATGCAGGTAAACAAACCATGCTATGGCATTGCTTCTCTTCTCAGGTAAAACAGGATTCAGAAAGATTCCTTTCAATCGTAAGATTGAATTTGTATTTGAAGAAGTTCCTTCGTCCAGTACTTAACAAATACTTGGAAGAACCCAACGTTTGGGGAACTTGGAAAAGAATTTGGTTGGAAGTTAAACCTACATTAGATTCTTTGGTAGATGAAGATGCCATGACAGAATATACTTGGATGGGTGATCAGGATGCAACTTCTTGGGATGGTCTTTCCGTAAATAACGAAGCAGATGCCCGTCAAGGTAAATATCGTGCTATCCTTAAGTATAAAGACGTAGTTCCTATGCAAGAGGTAACTATGGAGATTGTAATTGATGCTGCTTCTAAGTCGGTATCAGTTGTAGAAACAAGTAATAACCTATAAACATATAACGATGGGAGCAAAAGTAAAAAATCCCCGGAAGAAATTCCTGTGGAGTATCATGTTCCCCAAACACCCTATCAATACTTATCTATTCCAAAGTTGTACTTTGCCTGATATTGAGATTGACCAGGTGGCTCATGGGGATGTCAATAGAGATGTTAAAACTGCTGGTAGGGTTACTATAGGTAATCTTATCGTAGAGAAACTTATGACTACTGCAGGTTCAGATACCTGGCTTCATGACTGGCTCTATTCTTGCCAAGACCATATAGTTGGTGGTGGCTTAGTACCAAGCCAATATTGGGAAACGGCTATTGTAAACGAACTTGCCGAAGATGGAGTTTCGGTTCTTAATACCCACGTCTTCGAAGAGGTATGGCCATGTAAGATTACCGGCTTAGACTTGGACAGAATGGCTTCAGAGAATACCATAGAGTCCATAGAGTTCTCGGTGGGTACTGCAGACAAATACTAATTCCTTAGTCTATTTTCACTAAGATTCGGTGGAGGGGTGGGATTCCTGTGATAGGAGCTCACCCCTTTCTTGTTGTTATACGGAGTACTATGAACATTTGTAAACATTAAATATATCAAAGTTATGGAATTTAGAACATTTAGATTTACCGGACCCTCTGGTTTCGAATATGAAATTAGAGAACAGAATGGAGCTGATGAAGACATTCTCAGTAACCTTTCAGACATGAAAACTTTAATGAACCTTACCAAGTTCATTGCAGCAATCATAATTAGAACTAATGCCACTCCTAACGGTAAGCTAACCGTTGATGATGCTCTCAATCTACCAGTCAATGACCGCTATGCAATTATTTTCAATTCTCGTATATTCTCACTGGGAGAGGAAGTAGAATTTGAATATGACTGGGGTAAAGAGAACGGTGGTAAAGTTACTTATGGCCAAGACCTTCATGAGTTCCTTTTCGATTATTCAGAAGTACCCACTGATAATAGGGTATTTGATGAAAAACCAGATGCTATCCCTTATTATCCAAAGGGTATTCAATTAACCGGTCATGAATATCTTCTTTCATCGGGCAAGAAAATCAAATTTGATTGTATGACTGGTAAGGGAGAACAAGAGTTCATGAAGTTACCCTTGGATAAACAAACTAAGAATGCCCCCTTACTTTGTCGGAATCTTTACTTAGAAGTAGACGGTAATTGGGAGAAGGTAGAAAACTTTACTCCTTTTACTGCAAAGGATATGGCTGAGATGAGAAAGTATATAATCTCTATTGACCCTATCTTTAAGGGAGAGTCCCATATTACTAATCCCTTAACTGGAGAAGAAAGAACTTATCCTATAGTTTGGGCACCCAATTTTTTCTACCTGACGGAAGAGTAATGTTAGAGAGTGATTTTGTTTATATCACCAGAGCCGAGATAGCCTTAGACTATTTCGGCTTTTTACGTCTTCCGTATAGAATCAGGAAAATATTTAAGGAAATGGCCGAACAATATTATAAACAATTAAAGAAAAGAAAATAAATTATGAATACCAGTAGGAGTATAGTAGAGGTCGGTGTTGCCATGGTATTAAAAGACCGATTCTCTCAAGAGGCTGGCAAGATATCTGGGTCATTCAGAACTATGATGAATGACATGAGTACCTGGAATAGAGGTATACAGATGTCAGCTTCTAATACAATGGACTTCGGAATGCAGCTCGTAGGGGGAATGGCAAGGGCCTATAAATACTCTGCGGGTGTTCAGAATGAAGTTTGGACTGCTTCGAAAATTGCCGGTGCTACCATTGCAGAACAAAGAGAAATGTTACAATTGGCAAAAGATGTCAATGAGATAACTCCTCTTACGGCTTCGGATGTTGCATCAGGACAAAGATACCTGGCTATGGCGGGTAATAAATTCGATGCTATTAAAGAGATGATTGGGCCAGCATCTAAGCTGGCTTCAATCTTTACTATGCCAGTGGGACAGAAAGGTGGTGTAGCTGACTTGATGACTAATATCATGTCAATGTACCAAATCCCAATGGGAGAAGCCGCTAGAGTAACCGATGACTTATATACTGCAGTTACCAATGCAAATATATCTTTGACAGACTTAGCCCAGTCCATATCTTATGCAGGAGCAGATATGGCAACTGCTGGAGTAGACCTTCGGCAAACCGCTGCTGCTATTGGTGTATTGGGTGATATGGGTATACAGGGTTCTATGGCAGGTACCTCACTGGCCAATATGATTCGTTACTTACAACTCTCTCTTGTTAACCAAAAAAAGAAAGGCTATAACGCTTTAGCAGACTTGGGCTTAAGTCCCGATGAATTCTTCGATGCTCAAGGTAACCTTATAGACCTTTACACTATCTATCAGAAGTTTGCTAAGGCCGCAGTAGATTTACCTTCACGAATCGAAACACCAACCTTCTTCAATATATTCGGAGTTCGAGGTAATCGTGGTATGCTTCCAGTACTTCGAGATATTGCTTCTGGTAGAGATAAGATGGGTAAGATACTTGCTACCTATGACCAAAACATGGGAGCAGTAAACCGACTTAATGAAGAACGTCTTAAAACCGATGCAGGTGTAATTGACCAATTCGAATCAAGTATAGAGAACTTAACAGTTACCGCAGGTGCAGCTTTGGGTAGAATCTTTACTCCTGTTTTAAATGTTGGTAATAAAATTGTTAAGGTAATCAATGATATCTCAGAAACTTGGGTTGGAGGTTTTGGTCTTAGGGTAGGAGCTACTGCAGTAGTAGTTGGTACTATAGTTGCAGGGTTTAATACTGTAAGAGGTATTATAAGGTCGGTTGGATATTTACAAACTATTGCCACTGCTTCTACTGAGGGTATGTCTGCAGCAGCCATTAAGACGAACACCCAATTTGCTATTATGGAAGCTTATATGATAAGTATGGTAAATCTCATGAGGACCATGGTTCAATTGCAGATGATGATGGTGGGAGTTAGTATGAACAAAGCTGGTAGATTTTATAATACCAAAATCGGTAGATATGTTAAGACTCCCAATCCTGGTATGTCCCCCACTACTTCACTCATTGGAGGTGTAGTTGGAGGTACTGTAGCTAATCAAGCTGGTAAACAAGCTGCTAAGACTGTTGCTACTAGAAGTTTAGCTTCGGTAGGTGGTAGGTTATTAGGGTTAATTGGTGGACCCTGGGGATTAGCTATTACCGTAGGTTTACCATTATTAATAGAAGTAGGTAGTAGACTTATTGATTCAGTAGATAGGAATACTAATGCCCAAGATAAAGAAGACCCATCTGCAATCAGAGCTCAGAATGAAGAAAGGTTCTTGAATGCAATGAGAGCAGCTATTAGAGATGGGTTAAAAGACGGTAAGATTAATATCAGTGTAGATGGTGAGATATTGGGGGATTACTCTTTGGGTTCTCAGCAAGATTATACTGGTGTAGCATTAGGATTATAAAATTAAAACACTATGGCTAGAGTATTAAATAAAGCAGCAGGTAAGGTCGTTGAAAAATATAATGACCTTACAAGGGATACCGCAGGAGTTCTTACGGGTCCCTTAAATAAACTATGGAGAGCTCGGATATTACTCAATCGAACTATTTCTACTCTTCCAAAGGATGATGCTCAAAAGGGTAAACTCTATGACCCAAATGGAGTAATTGGAGAAGCTCAAATATCATCTAAGAATCCAACCCTAAACAAACAGCTCCAGGCTAAATGGAGAATGGAATTACAATTTCCAAGATTAGAAGAAGGTGAAGGAGTAGACCCAGCAAAAGGGAATAAGAATACCACTAATTACAGAAACTTTGAGGCTAAAGCTGATATCATATATCAGAATGAGGTAAGGATATATAATATGACTGTTAACCCTACTCAGTATATTACCTTACAGAATAGACCTCCAGAGTTGGACTTCAGGGGAGAAACCACATGGGCAACTATCAAATCCATGGGAAGGAATACTCCTATGTATCACTTTACTGGTGCTGAGGACATCATTCAATTCAATGTATCTTGGTACTGTAATGACCCAGAGAATCCAGAGGAGGTAATTAATAAGTGTAGGTTATTAGAGGCCTGGACTAAAGCTAACGGTTATCAATCGGCTCCGCCTATTGTTAAGATAGAATGGGGGGATTCGGGTATATTTGATAATCACTATTACATCCTTACTTCAGCAACCTATACTCTGAAGAACTTTCAGAATGGTTATAGGATAAGGGTACCTGGAAAGCCAGCTACCTTTGGTAATGGTAGGTTATTACCTGCAGCAGCAACTCAAGAATTGATTTTCAAGAGAGTAAGTGCATATAATCTATCCTATGGAGATTTTATAAATTCGGATTCACTTAAAAAGACGGGAGGTATTAAATATGATTGATATTAACCAATATCTGACGGGAGCTAGCCCTTATAATAATGCCTATGCTCTAAATTACGGAGATGGAGATTACTCTTTAGAAACTCCAGTAGTTTCTGTACCTTCATCCTCAAATGATATTCAACATACCATTAAGGATGGAGAGACTTTACAGAATATAGCCTATAAATACTATGGGGATTCAGGTAAATGGTATCTTATTGCAGAAGCTAATGGTATACTAAACCCTTTTAAAGAGGTAGAAAGTGGAACACTTATAAGAATCCCCGCTTATGGCAGCTAAACAAAAACCCATATTATATAACGGAATGGGCCAACCATACTTGGCTCTATTCGATTTTAGAGGTATGCCGATAATGAATCCCATTACTGGTATACCTCTTGGAGCTTATATTAGTACCTGGGATTATAGGTATGATGAAGAAAAAGAAAATCTTGCTACAATTACATTTGATACTGGAGATCCCGATACTGTGGACATAGAGGCTTTACAAGAAGGTAATGTGATATGCTTACAGTGGGGATACATATACCCAGACGATCAATTTGTATCGGGTCCAATTAAAACTATCAAGGTCAGGGATTTTGAGGCAAAGTTTAATTCTACTGGTACCCATGTAACTATCAAGTGTATAGACTCTATTGGTGATTTAAGATATCAGCCACCATATAATTTCTCTGAAGCTTCAGAGAATAGTTTATCTTCCTATTTAGATGGTGGTTGTGATAATGGTATAGGTGTAATCATAGAAATCTTTCAGTAATGGAACAACGAATAATAAGTAATAAAGTATATGAGTCACTACAGGTACCTACAGAGAATACTCGTACTACTACTGGAAAGGTGCTTTATGCTAATAGGTACAGTGGAGTAGCAGAAGTGGCTATGCCAGAAGATTTGAAGGCCCTAATCAATAGTGACTTCGGATTAGTTGGCAAGAATATCTTAGTTCAATTAGAACAAAAGATGAGAGGTTATACTAATGGCCCTTGGTATATAGATTCAAGAGATAATGTTATTTATATACATAATAGGAAATTTCATGAAGAACCAGTAACTGTTTATACTTATCAGGGAGAGAATGGGGAAGTACTTAGTGTTCAATTTTCTACTCAAAAAGTAACTAAGAGAGTTAAGGCTACACTATCTCCCGCTATTAATCCAGAGAGTAAAGATTTAGAAGTATTAAGTACTGGGATTGATGATACTGAAAAATTACCCGAGATAGTAGCTAATGAGAATAATGGGGTCTATTATAATAATTGGAAAACCTCAATAGGTAAATATGGAGCAGAGAATAATCCCCAAGATATACTTACTATCAGGCAGATGAGGTTAAATCATACCCTAAAGACTGACCCTAACTTAAGAGCTTCATTTGAAGCTAGGAAACAAGTAGATGACAAATGGAATCAAGATGTAGCAGAGTATTCTGCTTCTAATCCCGCCGAAGCTTATAGACAAGGTAAGGAAAAATTCCTTAATGAACTTAGTACAGATCAGGTAAGAAGTATCATAAATAAAACCATTCAAAGAGAAGAATTTCCGGCTGATAGGCGTGCAGCTTTAAATGCTGCCCTTAAGAATGTAGTTAATGGTGAAACATTAGATAAAGATCTATACAATATCCTCAAGAATGAAAGATACCTTTTCGAGGGTAAAGAACAAATGGAATACATGGTCATAGAAGACCTGGACCCAAGAGACTTTGACCCAGAGCATACTCCCAAGGGTGGAGCTACTGCTTGGGGATTAGGGGATGAAGAAAGTGTTTATCGAGGTATATCGGCTTTAAAGAAAGGCCCTTATACTATGGTGATCGATGACACCCCGGTTATCAAATATAAAAACCCATTAAATCAGAGTTTGGGTATTTATAGCGTTACAGTGAAAGTTCAACATTGGAAAAAAGCTAATGTTGAGATACCCCTGTACAAACTTTACCATAATCTATTCAGTAGATATGGGGGGATAGATAAGTGGGCTTGGGCAGCTAATGCTAATGCTAATGGTGGTTTAAAGTATACAGAGAGTAAACTGGTTTGTCAGATGCAAGTTGTTGGAAGACCCTTACTAGCCTCTTCTCAGGTATTAATATTAGAGAATGTTGGTAAACGATGGTCTGGTCCTTGGTATATAAAACAATGTACCCACTCTATGGATGCAGGCCAGGGATATGTAACTAATTTAGAGTTAGTAAAGAATTCGAGTAGGGCTGGTTCTACTACTTCTAAGACTGGACTGTCTACTCAAACGGTTGTAGCTAATGATGCTAAAGCTAATGCTGTAACCTCTAAGGGTAAAGGTAAGAAAGCTTTAAGTAATATCAATGAATTAGATTTGAGTTGGACTTACAATGAGGTGGCCTATTTCATTGAATCTGGTATTATGGATAAGGAAGGAAACGTATTGGATGTTAAACGTAGGGATGAGATGGCTCGAAAGAAGGCTTACTATACTGAAGTATTAGCTAAGACTCCAATCGAGAAAGCAGAAGGTATAGCTGTAAGCTCTGGTAGTTTAACTACTTCTTCAGGTAAGGTAATACCCGGAAAGATAACCATCAAAGATATTCAAGTACCCGATGATTATTGGGTTAAATTCGATTATATGGAAGTAGCCATAAAGAGATTCAAAGAATATATCAAGAATAAGGAAGCGAGGTAATTATGGGCTATGAAACTGCAAAGATAATAACAGAAGAAGGATTAGAGGGTCTTGGAAGATACTACTCTATATACCGAGGTATAGTTGTTGATAATAATGATACCGAAAAGAAGATGAATAGGGTAAAAGTATGTATACCAGAAGTAATGGGAGGTACCTTTGCTTGGGCTTTACCGAAAGGCCAACATGGTTCAATAAGTAGTGGGTTTAAGTTCTTAGCCCCTAAGGTAGGAGATATAGTATTCATTACTTTTGAATTTGGTGACCCTACTAAACCATTATGGGAATACCATGGTTGGGGTATGAATCAAGTACCTCAACCATTAGACGGTCCAAATAAAATGGGGATAGTTACTCCTGAAGGTAACCTCATTATAATAGACGATGATAATGGGAAACTAAATCTCTACTTTAATGGGGACGTATCGGTTTATTCTGAATCTAACGTAATAGTATCAGCTAATAAAGATATCAATATATCCTCAGGTGATACCATTATATTAAATACTGGAGAAAATCATGGGTTAATCAATATTGCCCAACTAACCGAAAAACTAAATCAAACTATTCAAGAACTAGAACAACTTCGTAGTATGTTCAACTCTCATGTACACTCAGGTGTAACTACTGGGCCAGGTTCTTCTGGCCCAACTTTAACTCAAATAACTAAACCTTTCTCACAATTCGTTGTAGACGATTATGAGGATAAAACCTGCATACACTAATGGAAAAGAATTACTTTACAGACTTAGTTGGTATAGGTGTAACTTATCCTATCCAACTTACAACTAATGAAAATGGGGAAAGAGGTTGGTACCCAGTAAACGGGGATTTTAAACTTATCAGGGATAATATAAGTTCTATATTGTATTATATGATAGGTCAGAGATTTCGACAGGAAAACTTTGGTAGTAAACTATGGCAATGTATTGAGGAACCAAACTCACAAGCCCTAAGTTTTATAATTAAAGAGTTTTTAAAACAAGCCATAGGTGCATGGGAACAGAGAATAACCTTCCAAAATATCACAGTTACTAGAGTTGATGCAAAAATACACATAGAAGTAGCTTATGTAATAAATGGAACAAATTCTAGTCAGTACCTCGATATCACCTATGATAGGTCAGATAATTCATTAAATACACAATAATATGGGAATCACAAATAAATGGCTTAACCCATACCAGAGGTCTTATCAACAGATTAAGGCCAAGCTGGTTGAATCCCTTATGGGGCTTAAAGACCCTCAGGGTCAGAAACTCATAACGGATTATTCGGAGGGGAATATCTTAATTATCATCCTCTCATTGTTTGCGGCAATTGCCGAAGTACTTCACTATTATGTAGATAATATGGCAAGGGAAACCTTCCTATCTACTGCAAGAAGGTATGATTCGGTAGTTAAACATGGAGCTTTGGTAGATTACCATGCTCGAGCAGCAATTGCTGCTACAGTAGATGTAATCTTATCTCGAAGCATTACTGGTAACTCTATTGGAGCTAAATTAACCATACCTCAAGGAACTCTATTTACAGATTCCAGTGGTAATTCTTGGTTATCTGCTAGGGATGTAACTTGGTATTCGAATGTAACAACATGTAAAGTACCTATAATTCAACATGAGAAGTATACTGCAAGTGCTCTTAATAATATGCTAATACCTACTGGAGACAGGGTAATAATTCACCTCGGTACCTTGCCAAATGGTAAGTACTATGAACAAGGCTCTATGTCTTTACAGATAGGTGGAGAAACTTGGGTATTGGTAGATACCTTTGCAAAATCAAAGCCAACGGATAAACACTTTATGGTTTCAGTAGATGAAGCTCTTAACCCTTACATAATGTTTGGGGATGGAACCTTCGGTAAGAAACCTGCAGCAGGTGCAAAAATAACCAATGTAGTATTCTACTTAACTAATGGTACTCAAGGTAATGTAAAGAGTAATACCCTTACTTCTGTACCCTCAATAATCTCTTCTTCAATTACTGATGCTACAGTAAGTAATGCTTATGATGCTGGAGGTGGTTCAAACTATGAGAACTTTATAATGCTTAAGGAACATATACCTTTGAGTGTAAAGACTTTGGGAGTAGCAATTACCAAAGAGGATTTCGAAAGTTTGGCTATGTTGGTTGATGGGGTAAACAAAGCTAAAGCCGATTATGAATGTGGTAGAAAGCTTACAGTATATATCAGTCCTGATGGTGGAGCTGTTGCTTCTTCTGAATTAATAAATAGGGTATACAACCTATTATCTCAAAGAGCACCTATGACTACTTGGTTAAAGGTTAAATCTGCAGGCAAGGTTCAGATTATTCTAGAGATGGAAGTTACTGGTAAGAAGTCTTATAAGACTCCAGAGATACAAACTCAAATTCTTACGGCATTATATAATGCCTATTCTCCGGAGCAAGCTCAAATAGGAGGAAGCGTAAGAGTATCAGATATCTATGCCCTGATAGATAATCTATCAACCGTAGATTACCTTCACCTTACTAAGTTCTATATTAAACCCTGGCCTACTACCATTTATGGTAATAAGGAATTAAACCTTGGCCAATTTAAATTGAACAAGGCAAAGGGTTCTATGACTTACTACATAACCTTCAATTCCTCAACTACTTTTACAGTACGTTCAGTATCGAATGGTTATGTAACTACTGGCTCAGTCGGTAGCTCTATTCAGATTATAGATAAAGCTAATGGTTTTGATTTCTCATTGGATATCCAAAACAATAGCTATCAATCAGGTTATCGATATTCTATTACAGTATCTGAACCAAACCATGATTATGAAGACCCTGGCTTTAATTTGCCAGTATTCGAGAATGCTTCACAATTAACATTAACAGTTAACGAAATAGTATAATGATAAACCTCAAAAATCTAATCGACTTTTTACCATTCGAATATAAGGACCAAGATACTTATAAGGTAAATGGTAAAGGCATCTTAGAGAGGTTTCTAGAAATTTGTGGAGAGCATTTTGAAGATTATATTACAAAGGATATTGAGAATATATTGGATATTATCGATATAGATAAAACCCCAGATATGTATCTCAATTTCCTTTGGCAATTTCTTGGAGAAATGCCCTTTGCTTATGGGAACACGATAGATGCACAGAAATGGGCAGAGTACTTTAATGGGTTCTACTCGGATAGTAAACTCCAGGAGTTATCAAAGCTTTGGATAATACCCAAAGAGGGACCTTTTACTTTAACTAGTACTCAGGTAAGAAACATCTTGAGATATTCGGTATCTCTTTTCAAAATAAGGGGTACATCAGAATTTTTCGAGATCATGATGAGGTTATATGGGTTAACCTGTGTAATAACAGACCCAGCAAAAGCCGATGGGTATGATGGTTGGATAAAAGGTCATCCCCACTTTGACCAATACTATCAGTACGATAGTAAATATACCTTTGATAACACCTTTGATTGTTCTCAATGTATTTCCGTAAGTTTTAAACTTACTGGTCATGGGTATACTTCTAATTCTGAGGTTTTTAAAAAATTTAGGGAAGCCGTAGAAAGTTTCTTTACTAGATTCATACCTTATCATGTATCCTTCACTATAGATTACGGTTTTGTAGTAAATGATGGGTATTCGATTAAGGCCGAGTTGGTAAACCCAGACCAGCCCAACTTAGTTACTTCAGAAGTATATGAAGTACCAGTATTGGTAACTGTAACCTCAGATTGGGTGAATGCAGATTTGAGATATCAAATATCGAGTGATAGAATTAACTGGGGTTATACTAAACATGAAAGTGGTTCGGTATTTAATATTCCAAGGGCTGGTACTTATTACTTTCGAAGCGTTGGGGATAATTCTAAGATAACCCAAATTACCGTAAGGCAGGAAACTTATAACCGTTCATATATTATTTCTTGTGAGCCCATAACTGGTAAAATAACCCCAACTACTTTAAAGGTTAGTACAAGGGTGATAGCTAGAGTATCCTATAAAGGGACAGAGAAACTTTGTAATGTTCGATTAGTGGGTACCGATCAAGTAAAAATATCGGGCTCAACTTGGGAATTTACAAAACCCGGTACTTACTTTTTTGAGATTGTGGAATTTCCTGTAAAACAAACTTCATTTGTAGTAACCCAAGAAGAAGTTACTTATAAGGTAAGATGTACACCCTCAGAATTTAGAGTTGGAAATAATCAAACTATGAAGGATGCAGTTACTACTTTAACCATAACTTCAAATTACCCAGAGTCATTTACTGGAGAATTATATTGTAGGTTAATAGGTAATCCTAAGACTTTCAAGAATGGGGATAAATTTATTGCTAACAGTTATGGTACTTATAAATTCAAATGTACTTTAGATAAAAGAGAAACTGATGAAGGTGTGGGTATCTTTGAAGTAGTTTCAGGTAAAACTGCTATATATTATAGGATCAGTATTAATCCATCTACATCTACTCTATATAACGGTTCTGCAAAAACTACCGTAATAATACAATGTATTTCGGGTAATGGTGATGATTACCGAGTTAAAGTAGTAGAAACTGGGGAAACCTTCAATGCTGAAAACGGGTATGTATATACTACTAATAGAGCAGGTACTTATACTTTCCAATCTGTAGCCTACCCAACTGCAAAGACTACTTGGGTAGTTAAGAATACCCCAGTTGTATATCAGAACAAACTAAAGATAGTTCCTTCAGATCCTTCAGATTCAAAGTGGAAAGAACCTAACTGGTCATTACCCGAAAGCCAAATTGATGATACTTATGCAGTATATCAGTTATTGGGTGAAGTATCAGCTTGTAAATTTAGCCTTGAAGAAATGAAAAACGGGGTCAATGTAAGTGGTACTGCAACTTGTGATGAAACTGGGGAAACCTATAATCTTGAATCCGAGATTGTATTAACTAAAGCAGGTACTTATACTTTTGTGGCAGATGATGGTTCTTCATTAAGGTGTCAAGTAATATTGGAAGATTACCCTACTATTATAGAATTAACCGTTGACCCAAGTTATGCCGAATTAAAGGGTACCATTAAACAAGTATATTGTTTAATTAGGTGTAGTTCTAATAAAGCTGAATTCGATAGTAGAGTTAGACAAGTTGGCAAAGTAACTACTTTTGATGCTGGTGGAGCCGGATATGAATTTACTACGGCTACCGCTGGAGAATACATTTTTGAATCAGTTGCCGATACTTCGGTACGGGCTAAGTTTACGGTAGTAGATGCTGACTTATTAAGCGTTAATCCTCAAAAGTTGGAATGGGAATCAAATGACACTTCTGAGAAGACATTTACCATTACCACTTATAGTAATCAAATGTGGAAAATTGAAGAAGTATGATAAAGAGTGCAATAGACAATGTAACAGAGACTACTACTCAATCTCTGTTCAAGACTTCAATGATTGGTTTATTTGGAGAATGTACCCAAATTATTTATGACCTTAGGTGGATGATATTACTTGCCATAATATTGATACTTTCAGATTTATGGTTTGGTATATCTGCAAGTAGAGTACAAGATATAGTCATTCGAAAGTCAAGGGCCGGTAGGAGAACCCTAAATAAGCTGGTTGATTATATTTGTTATATCTTACTTGGGGCTATAATTGGGAAAGCTATTGGAGAACCCTATGGAGTAGATCCCATAGAAGTATCCATTACTATAATGATATTATGCTATTGCTTCGAAATAGATAGTATCTATGGGCATATATGTGAAATACATGGCATTAAAAAACAATATAGTATCTGGAAGATAATCTTTAAGCTGTTAACTCTCAAATTTAATGAACTCGGAGAAGCTTTCAGGGATATGGCAGAACAAAAGAATAACTTTAAAAATACAAAGAACAATGAAAACGTACTTTAAGTATGAAGGTATAATCAAATCTAAGGAAGCAGCCGAAGCAATTGCTGCCCCTTCTGGTTTGGGGCCATTTTGTGGATTTGGCTCAGCCACCATAAATGGTAATAAATTGGTTGTTTCTCCTCAGGGAGTTTCTGGTAGTAAATTTGCTAATGTAATTAAGGATAGGATTACAGCAAGGTATATGTCTAAAGATTCTGAAGATGGAGAATTACCCGATATAAATTTTGGGTGTATTTCAAGAGATGGATATATATTTATCTCTGATGAACAAACATTGACCATCGAGAATATTCAGGGAACCCAAGGGTCCACCGATGAAGTATTACTGTTTGCAGTACACACTACTATCTCCGAACCCGTAGATAATCCAGTAGATTTTGTAGCTTATTGGAATGAATCTTCAGAAAGTTTCTATGAGTTATATAAAAAATCTCTAGATATATACTACCCAATTTCTGAAGAGAATCGTAATCCCAATGTACTTAATAATGATATTTATTCGGATTATAGTATGACTCTTAGTAATCTTCTAGAGATGGTAGAGACTGCTTGCCCTTATTATTCTAACAATAAGAATTCTGTTGTTCTTATTGGGATATATGGTAAGGGTACAGATGCTATGACTAAAAGAAATGAGAACTTTGCTATTGTACCCTATCAGGGCAAATTCCAGGAGATCCCATATACTACTGCTACTCACAGTATGATGAAAGAATCCATAACTAAAGTAGAGAAAATGAATACTGGGTTTCCGGTAGAGGATGAAAATGGGAATCTATTGAATATTAAGCAATACATTGATGGGCAACTAGAAGCTCTCAGAAAGGAATTCTCTGATTCTTTGAATACTGCTAGTTTACCCATAGGTTCAATAATTTTATGGGAAACCGATGTAATCCCTGAAGGATGGGCTGAATATACAAAGGCTTCAGGTAGGATAGTAATAGGATATCAGGCCGGAGGTATTCAAATTGGAGACGAGATGATGCTACAGAATATTGGGGATTTCTATACTCCCACTAAAGGTAACTTTGTTATTAAATTGAAAGGTGATGATTTACCAAGACATAGGCATGCTCTCGGTGTATCTAAAGGTAAACAGGATAATGCCAATAACTGGGAGAATGTTAGACCCCAATCTTTCTTTAATAGAGAAACGGGTTTAAATGGAGACTTCGGTAGAGGGACTCCCACCAAGGGTATTCAAGATGGTGCTATTGTAGTAAGTTGGAATTTAATAGGGGAATCTTTCCTACAAGAGACTTCGGTAGATACCTTGACTATCGAAAAGTTACCACCGACTATTACTTTAAGATATATTCAAAAAATGTCATAGGTCGTAATTAGTTGTTAATATAACTCATGTGTATTATTTGTATTGTCTAAGTAAACTCTTGTTTTGTTTTTGTTTTGCATAGTTTGTTTAGAGTAAACACTCGGAAAGGGACGTTGGGAAACGTCCCTTTTCTTTTGTGTTAATATCTAAGTTCTTCTTTAGCTCTATCTTCCCAATACTGTATATCCTGTCTAAGTTCAGAAATATATCTCATGGATTCATTAGTCTTAGGCATTTCGAAGAATTCTATGAGCATTATATTAGTAATCCTTGTACTATTTCCGAGTCTCTCTTTAATGAAGGGGGGAGGAGTAATTAATACTTCGAATAAAAGATAAGCATCCGGAGAAAGTTTATCTTTCATATAAGTATACATCATATCTATCATTTCGGATTTAGCTTTCTCTTCTTCACTATCATCTTCTAGTTCTTTGTCATTATCGAATAAATCATCCAGTTTAAAGAGGTTTTGATTATACTCTGCTTGTTCTCCGTATGCAGAACGAAGCAATTTATTTTTAAATGTACTCAAGGAAGCAAGGATTCTTGCTTTGAGATGTTCTTCAGTACATTCACCATAGTATTTATTAAAAACAAATAACATCTTGTCCCAGAAATAAGACTGAATTATATCTGGTGTAAGATTAAACCTTTTATAATCAATCTGTCTGGTAAGATTCCTAATCACTGGCTTACAGACTTTATAAAGTCTATTGAAAGTAGCTTCATCATATTCTTGCATAGGTTTTAATCGATGAAGCTCTGAGCCATTATTTCCTTTACTTTTTCCCATGTTTTTAAATATTCGTTATGCAAATATAAGTATTTTTTCTTATATAAAATAATAATATTAAATATTCGGGAGCTTAAGGTAGTGGATTAGTAGTTTCTAGTTAGTTGTCAACATACTCAGAACTATCTCGGTACTATCAAAATCTATTAGTTTATATAATATTGCAATATAGATATGAAGAAATTTAAAGACAACATCAA